TTAGCGTAATTCGAACAGGTAGCCCTGACCACGCACGGTGGTAATCACGTCGTGCGGGTACTGTGCCTGAATTTTTTTGCGCAGGCGGCCCATCAGCACGTCAATGGTGTGGCTTTCGCGCAGTTCGGCATCCGGATAAAGCTGAAGCATCAGGGAATCTTTGCTCACCACTTTACCGTTGTTACGGATCAGCGTTTCCATGATGGTGTATTCGAATGCGGTCAGCTTGATTACTTCATCATTTATTGAAAATTCGCGGCGGGAGAGATCCACCTGGAACGGCGGCAGAGAGATCACCTGTGACGCCAGCCCGCTGTTGCGGCGCAGCAGCGCCTGCATACGCGCGGCGACTTCTTCAATATGGAAGGGTTTGGTCACGTAGTCATCTGCGCCTGCGCTCAACACTTCAACCTTGTCCTGCCAGCCTTCGCGAGCAGTCAGCACCAGTACCGGCAGGGAAACGTCATGGCTACGCCAGCGGCGGATAAGAGATAATCCGTCTTCATCCGGCAGCCCTAAATCGACAATGGCGATGTCCGGCAGGTGTTCATTGAGATAATAATCGGCCTCTTTTGCGTCTTCAGCATCGTCCACCTGATGACCCATCTCCTGAAGTTGAACTTTCAGGTGATGACGTAGCAATGCGTTATCCTCAACAACCAGTACGCGCATCATCATTTCTCCCTTTATAAATGGTATGAATAGTTTAACGCTGATTATGTAGTTTGAAACCAGCGTCATGAAATTAAATGACTTTTTTAATGTTCCCAATACCTTGGGGGCGTCCTGGGGGCATAGCTGTCGGCATCTGATTGTTCAGCATGTTGACCTGATCCTGGTTCATATCGCCGATCCACTTCGAGTAAACCTCATACACCATACGCGCGTCCTCATGGCCCATCTGGCTGGCGATAAAGGAAGGGTTAGCACCGGCCATAAGCGTCCAGCAGGCGTATGTATGGCGGGACTGATAAGGGTTTCTCTCACGTATTCCAGAAAGTTTAGTTCCCCGTTTCCATCCATACGAAATCGAATTTTTGGAAAAAAAGCTCTCATTCACTGACGATTTCTTTTCAGGAGTAAATACAAAACGCAGATTTTGCGGCTCGGTTTTGCCAATTTCACGGTGATGGAAAACGATCTGCTGTCTTGGGTTATTGCCGGTGATTTCGAACTGCTCGAGCAGCGCATCATGAGCAGGCTTAAGCAGTGTAATCGTTCTGATGCCTGCATCTGTTTTTGGCGGCACAAACACCCGCTTGTTCGTCAGGCTTCTTGATACGTGAATCTCACCTTTCCTCAGATCGATATCCTCCCACGCCAGAGCACAAATCTCGCCGGGCCTCATTCCCGTATGGACGGCTACAATGATGATCAAAGCCAGTTTTCGGGGAAGGGCGGCAATCAGTGCCTGGTACTCATGAAGTAGAAGCGGATCGGGGTCTGCCTTAGATAGCTTGAGCCTGGACACGCCCTCATAAGGAGCGTGTAATATAAACTGACTTCGATTCGCAAGCTTCAGCATTTCTGATAAAACCGCCATCTGTTTATTGACTGTTGAGGGCGCGCGTCCCTTTTTAACCAGATTAGGCATTGATGGGTTTAATACGCTGCCGGTCAGCAGCTCTTTACGGTAATTCAGGATGTCGGCGTGCTGAATATCAGCAAGGGGAGTATTTTCTCCCACAACACGCTTCAGGGTATTAACTGCAGATGTGAGAGAGTGCAGTGTTGCCCCTGACACCTCCAGCGCTTTTGTATCAATGAAAAAATCGCTCAGCTCTTTAAACGTCGTGATCCGCTTAGTTGATGAGAATTTTTTAAGAGCCTTCGATTCAGGGAAGCGCGCCGCGTAGTCGAACTGGCCGAACTGTATCTCACTCACGATGACGGCGCGAAGGTTTCCAGCCTTCTTGATGTTGCTGCTGTTAACCACCCAGCCACGGAGAACTTCGCGGCAGCGAATGCCGCGATAGGTAAACGTGATCCTTATTTTTCCGTTATGAAGTTCAACGCCGGTTGGAAATTTCATCATGCTTCCTGAATAAATCTATTAATCAGCGGGAAGTTGTACCAGACCAAAGCGCGTTTGCTTTCTCCGCCGGGTACCGCGGGTACTCGCTTAAAATGAACCCCTTCAATCCAGCATCCGAGGCGATAAGCTTTTATTTGCCTGTCATCCAGCCCCGTTTTTTCAGTTAGCTTTCCCGCCACCATCCACTCTTCATCAAAAATGATTTGCGCCATGCTTAACTCCATGACGCCGCCACGATATCGCAGCGGCAGATAGTATATTGATTGTCAAAAATCACCGACCAAGGCCAGGGAGGCACCGGAGATGCCTGGCACCTGTCATTGCCGTGGCCACGTAACTACGGGGGCGGTTAACAACCTCAACCGTAATTTTTCTCCGTTGGAACTTGATGGTGTAAAAAGTCTGCTTGTCGCTGCGACCATGCGCGCCATATTTCTCAAAATGGCATTTGAGCGCGGCGGCGCATGCTGGACCGCCGATACTGTCTCCCTTGCTAAGGTTAATCAGACGCACAGGAGCCTTCCTGATGGTTGATAACGCTACGGGCAAGTCCGGCGGCCATAGCCGGTAATTCCTCATACTGATTGCAATAAGCCGGGTTGGAACATAAGCCCTGCAGTGCGGAGATCGTTAGCTGTTGCAGGTATGAGGATGCCGCCGACAGATCTGGTTCCTCACGGTCAGGATCAGCTGCCTTTTGAGGTTTTGCTGTTACAGCTGGTGTATCGAGCAATACCGATTTTGGTGGTTCGGGGCGGCGGTATTCCACGATCGCATCAAGAGCTATTTTCTGACGAACGCGAATATCGTCGGACCAGCTATCCAGCATGGTTGTTGCCACATCGTGGATCTCCTCGTTGGTAAACACAGGAGACAGGCAATATTCAGTGGTGGTGATATCTTCCATCAGTAGCGGGATAACATCGGAAACGAGGTGACCTGTGCATGCCACCACGCCCTCAGCCTCTTCTTTCCCCATGATATTGGTGCGGCCAGAAATCAGATCATTTAGTGCGTGCAAAATCGAAAATTCGCGTTCGTCTGGTGCTTCGCGAACGTCTTGAGCTGGAGGCACTTCCTGTTTTTCGACTTCATTTGAGGAGGGGGTATTTATTAGAGCATCGACTGAGAAGACTCCTCCACCCAGGTTCTCGACACGCGGCTGACCGCCGGCTTGCTTTTCAGGAGTCGTGTTCGGAGCGAATGCCTCGCTGAGTTCTTTGTCGAGTTGCGCAGCTTTGCCAGGGCAAACTGCTGGTGGAAGAGTTTCGCCCGGTACAGACGGTTTGGTTTCATCATTTTCAGTCTCCAGCTTGATATTGCCGCATGCGATATCGATTGTTTTCTGATCCGGTTTCGCATGATTCGATTCAACCAGATTGCGGTTAATATATGCACGCAGATCGACCGGCTTCAGGTAAAGGTCTTCCGGAGCGGTTTTAATCAGCGCGATAATGGAGGCGCGGGAGAAGTCCAGGATGCCCGGAGTGCCGCGTAATTTATTCCACCAGGCAGAAAAGCGCGGATCTCTTCCCTCGCTTTCCATCTCTTTGGCGCGGCGGATAATTTCGGATGGAATGGCATAAATATCAAAATCCATCGCGGCCGAGAGAATGCCCAGTGCGGTTTCCAGGCGGAGAGTTGCGAGATTATGCACCAGATCAGGACTGCGATCGGTAGGGGTATTACCGCCCAGGCTGGCTTCTGTGTCCGGTTTGATGTCGGTAGCAACAGGCTCACGCTTTGCTGCCGGAGTGTCGATCCATTTAGTGATACCTTTTTTGATATCAGGCCACTGAGTTGAGACCTTCATAGTTTTGCGAATCCACGCCAGTAGTTCTTCCTGCCGCTCACCGCTCAGGGCAAACACGCGAGGTTCCTTCACAAAAGCCTGGGCCAGTTCTCGTTGGAAGCTGCCATCGTCGTCGTTATTTAAATCGACTACCTGACCGAATTGCGAATCGGTGATCTCCTCCACTGCGCCGAAGAGGGCGAGGCATGCCGCGCGGGAGTCCTGGTCAAGGTTGCGTACAATCTTCATACCCGCCGCGTGCACGGTTTCGTTATTATCGATTTCTGGTTGTGGCGCAGCAGCTGGTTCACCTCGATTGGTATTCCAGACAACGTGCTCACCAAAGAAATCAGCGCTAAACACATCAAGCTCAGGACATGGAAGGTCTTCGTGGTGCTCCCAAATTTTCACCTTAAAATAATCATCTATATGTTCAGGATGTTCAGCCGCCAGCTTGCCGAAAATAACAGCTTCAGCAATGGCTTTTGTAGCCGAATTTACTGCTGTAGCAAGCGGCTTTAAGTCCGGGTGTTTTTTCAAGGCTTTATCTTTTGGAAAATAAGCACCGCCGAAAACCTTTAATTCAACAGACATAATTACCTCTATTAATTTTTTGGTGTGTGATGTTTAGCGATATGGTTTACGAATAACACGCTTAACCTTTTTTAACGCGTTACGCCTTTCTCTTTTTTCATTGCATTGCTCACATAAATAAATCGTGCGCTTGAAGGGGTATATGTCTGTTTTCCTTTCGTGCATTTCCGATTTTTTATATTCGCGGCAGCAAACGGCGCAATGACAAATGATGTCATCCATATCAGTTAAGTAGTTGGCGTTTGTAATCGTAATAGGACATGCCGCAGGCGTTCTGTGCTTCTGTGAAGTTCACAGACAGCAAGCTAATGTGCTTAACAGCGCATACTGGACAATGAAACTCGCCCAGCACATAGCCACCATCAAGTACAACGGTTACAGGGCCAGAGGATGGTAGATGAACCACGCCAGAAATAATCCCGTTAATATTAAATGTCGCAATTTCTTTGTTTACTATTGCAAGACCCATTTCAATGGTTGTTACTTCTAATTTCATTTCAGACACCTTGTTTTAGGTTGAGAGAATTCCTGCCGTTTAAGGCATGGTTTTTAATCGTGTATAATTAAATGACAGTCAGGTTATTGCGTTTTATCGACGCTATTAACCTTCAGAATTTAGGGTTGCCTTTTTGAGCAAGCAAATAACAAAGTTTTCGAAGTTTTATTTCAAACCAGTTAAGGCGGACTGCCTGTTGCCGTGATGGTTGACGATTAAAGTCTGTCATAATGAATCCCCTATAAGGTTATTAACAGCCATCCACAATTTCGATTGCCCACAACTGGAAGCACACTCCGCCAGCTAACAAACCAATCCCCATTAGTGAAAGAGTGGAATGCGCCTCCATGTTGTGGACGATTCATCTGCCCTGGTCTGGCGGCGCCTCCTCGCCAGGGCAGATGTAAAGGGCAGTTTCGCTGCCAGTCGGCTTATTGGTCTGTGCAGGTATTTCAAGTCCTGCAACGCGGGGTTTGCTCTCCGCCCCAGGTTCTCCCCGCTATGCTTTAGCGCGCAACCTGAGAAAACCGCCTTCAAGCCTTTGGCTTACGCCACATTCAAGAAACTGCCTGGACGAACTCGGAAAAGCTCAGTGCTTCTTCACCCTCCGCCAGACTGTTGAAATACTCTTCGTATGCTTTTTCCATCTCGAACCCCTGTTTGCTGCTTTGCTTGGCTAATCACCCTTATCGCCGGGTAGGCGGAACGTTTACTGATTACTGCTGTTAAGTTTTGATAACGCAGATTGTTATTTAAACCTAACAAAACGTCAAGGGTGAATTTCGCAAAACCTAACAACAGGATCGTGAAAAACATAAAAAGGCCGCTATTGAAGCGGCCTGGCGTGAAGAAAAATTATTTGATATCGAGGTTTTTGAGGATCTGCAGGATTTCTTCTTTGCTTTTGGTTTTTATCAGGTCGTTGAACGTTTCATCGTAGTCTTTGACCTTGTCCCGCAAATTGATGATGTGTTGTTCTTTCTCAGCGTTGGGGAGTTTTTCAAACAGTTCCAGAAGCTGAATCTGTTGCGGTGAAAGCATCCGATGCGATTCTGCTGGGGCTGGTTCGTATCCGTCATCGCCTTTAATGATCCAGCCAGGTTCAACGCCAAGAGCCGCAGCTAACTTGAAGAGATTATCGCCCCTTGGAGAGGTTTCATCACGTTCCCACTGAGAGATTGTGACATGAGCAACCCCAGCCTGTTTGCCTAGGCTGCGCTGGGTATATTTCAAAGCAGAGCGCCGCTCTTTTATACGCTGACCGATCGTTTTCATAGTTCGGAAATCCTAACGCGCATTGACTCTTGTTTCCTTAACATATAAAGTTAGGAAAACTTACCAAGGAGGACAAAATGAAAACCGAAGATGTAATCAAACACTTTGGGAAAAAAGCCAACGTGGCGAGGGCTCTCAACATCGCTCGATCCTCTGTGAGTGAGTGGGGGGAGTTAGTACCTGAACGACGCGCCGCTCGACTGGAAAAATTAACGGGCGGTGCATTGAAGTACGACTCAGTTTTGTATGAGCACAAGATTAACCTCAATGCCCCTAAGGAGTCTGACTGATGGAAATCAAAAAGCTGGCATGCGAGCTGGAGTCCTGGGCGCAGGAAAAGGGCTGGAAGACGGTCACGCAGCTGATAACCCCGCATCACTTTGGCGATCTGCTTCAGTCACTTGATGACGTATCGGATCCGGACGAGTACGCGCGCCGTTTGCACAACAACAAGCAGATTATTCAACGTGCTTTCCGCAACGATACGCCTAACTACATGAAACAGGCAGAAGCGCTGAGCTATGCCATCCGTACCGCCATTGATAACGAACTGGCGCAGAAGGACTGCATGCACTACCGGGCGGCCAGGGTTAACAAAGAGTGTATCGAAGCCACCAATGCGGTCTTCACCGGCAAGCCGCAACCGATAATCCGGCGAGAGACCCTGGAAGCCATCGACGCGCTGGCGCAGCTGGTCGGCGTCAAAGTGAAGCTTGTTTCGACTTGTTCGAACGCAGTCTAGTTCAGTTGTATCGAGGTGTTCTATGAGCATGGAACTGATGGTTCAGGCGATGAAGGTCAAAGTAGGAAACCCGCTGCGCAAGCTGGTTCTCCTCAAGTTGGCTGATAACGCCAGCGACCAGGGCGAGTGCTGGCCGAGTTATCAGCATATAGCTGATCAGTGCGAGATCAGCCGTCGTTCAGTCATGAATCATGTTGCCGCACTTTGCGAGTCTGGACTGATGCGAAAAGAGACAAGATCGGGACCGAAAGGCAATGGCAGCAATTTCTACCGGCTAACCCTGAGCGGTGCAAACCCCAGTGCGAAGTTAGTGAATGAGATTCACCAGGGTAGTGAAGCAAATTCACCAGGGGGTAGTGCAGGAGATTCACCAGATGGTGCACCACATTCACCAGGGGGTAGTGAAGGAGATTCACCCAGAATCAGTAACTCTTTTGAACCAGTCAAAGAACCTTTAAATCCTTCTTGTCCGGACGCTTCGCTATCGGACGGAAAAATGACAAATGCTGAATTTTTGAAACGTCATCCGGAGGCTGTGGTTTGTAGCTCAGCGAAACGCCAGTGGGGCAGCCAGGAAGATTTAACCTGTGCGGAATGGATCTGGAAGCGCGTGCTGAAACTTTACGAGGAAGCCGCGACCTATGACGGCGAAGTGGTTCGTCCAAAAGAGCCGAACTGGACGGCCTGGGCAAATGATGTCCGACTGATGCGAACGCTTGATGGTCGAACTCACAAACAGATTTGCGAAATGTTTAAGCGAGTTCAAAGCAATACCTTCTGGGTGCGCCAGGTTAAATCTCCGGCCAAACTCCGCGAAAAATGGGATGACCTGGTTATCCGCTTAGCTTCACCGGGGGCAGGGCAGTATCAGGCTGGTGGACGGGACATCAACCAGATTTCCCGTCCGGACAACTCCGTTCCGCCAGGATTCAGGGGGTAAGCATGCAAAACGCAGGTTCGGTTCTCGAGCGCCTTCGCCGTGTGATTCCGGCAGGTGTTGAACCAAAATTCAAAAGCGCCGCAGAGCTGATGGCCTGGCAACGGGAGGAAGGGCAAAAGCGCGCCGCTGAAGTGGACAAAATTAACCAACAGGTGCGGGCAGAGAAAATTTTCGGGCGGTCCGGGATCCAAAATCTGCACCGCAGTTGCAGCTTTGCGAATTACAAGGTGAACAGCGACGAACAGCGTCACGCGTTGAGTATGGCAAAAAGCTATGCACAGAATTTTGGGATCGGCTTTGCCAGTTTCGTTTTTGCTGGGAAGCCCGGCACCGGTAAAAACCACCTTTCGGCGGCCATCGGCAATTACCTGCTGAAGCAGGGAAGAACGGTTCTTATCGTGACTGTGCCCGATCTTACTCTGCGGGCCCGTGCCTGCTATGACGAAGGACAGTCTGAGGCCGCGCTGCTGGATGACCTCTGCAAAGTGGATTTGCTGGTGCTTGATGAAGTCGGCATTCAGCGGGACAGTCGCGGCGAGAAAGTTTTATTGAACCAGATTATCGATCGCCGGCTTGCGGCCATGCGACCAGTGGGGGTTCTGACCAACCTTAACTACGACGCGCTGGTTGAGACTCTGGGGGCAAGGGTGATTGATCGCTTGCGCATGGATAACGGCATTTGGGTGAATTTTGACTGGGAGAGCTATCGCGGAAACGTTAGCCACCTGAGATCTGTTAAGTGAATTTTGAGGATAAAATTATGGAAACTATTTTAGACGCACTGAAAGCAATGGGCAAAGCTACTTACCGTGAGGTTGCAGCGCGCCTTGATATCGAGCCTGTGGAAGCGCTGAACATGCTGCGCGAACAGAAAGAGCAGGGTTTATGTGATTTCTTCGATGGAGCCTGGTCAGTCGGTACCGCAAAAGAACAGGCAAAGCAGCGAGCTGTCGCGCCAGTGAATAATGCACCACGCCTGAAAGGTGAGGAACCGGCTCCTGTTGCTGCTGATATGATCCGCCGACTGCTCCGAGATAATAGCGCAATGACCACAGCGGCGTTGGCTAGCGCAGTTCAGCGTAACGCTCGTGGAATGGTCTCAGTGATGCTGGCATTTGAGCGTCATGGGGTTGTCGTCAAGAACGGGCAGGGGAAGGGTGTAACATGGTCTCTTCCTGAAACCGAACCTGTTGCAACTGATACGGCTAGGTATGCAAAGCCAGGAAAAACGACCGAAGAAATCATCCAAACCATACCTGCATTTACTGCAAGACCAAATGATCTAATTGTCCCGTCGCCCCGATTTATCTCAGCAGAAATCCGTCGTACAAAGGCAAAGCTGACAAATCTAAAACGACTTCAGGATGCCGTTCGCCAGTTGCGCCGCCATAAAAATCTATTGGAGTTACTGACCAATTAATAAAAAAGATAATAAAGTTTTTTAGTAAGAAAGAGCATTTGAATCACAAACTTAACCTTATAATAAATGTTGGTGTTCATCAAAATATGTTAAATGATAATTTTATTATATAACTTATAATAGTAGAAAATAATACCAATGAAATAACTTACCTAATTCTCGCCAGATTGTGCCTACGAATCAATTATCCTTACATTAATGGAGATAAAATAAGCCCTCTATTGGAGAGGGCTTAACACTTAAGGTAAATAGTTTTATATTATTTTTTTTATTATAGGGACATAACCTCTTTCACTTTACCTTGATTTTCGAAAAAGCGAGGCATGTGGCTTGTTGCATAATTATCATCTATATGAGATTTTATTTTCTTGAAGGTCTCGAAGATAAATGGTTTCAGATCTGGGATGCTATCATTATGAATAACTGAGTTTTTCTCAATTAATTTTCGATATTTATTCATAACTAAAGAAATGAAAATGTACTTACCATGAATAACAATCTTTTCGTCGCGCTTTGTTTTTCTGTTTTTTTCCATGGAGCTAAGTACTTCATTCGCGGAGCGATAAATGTTTACCGTATTGATTAACATTACACAATGAACACTAGGATTAAACACCCCCTTATATAGTGGGCTGGTTATAGATTCAAAAAAACGTCCTCTATTTGATTTCAATAACGCCATATATCGAGGTGAGTTTAAATTGCAAACCAATGCAGAAAGTGCATCTTCTATTGTTATGATATTAACACTAGGGGATTTAATTGAATCTTGCTCACTTCTCTTGATTTCATAAACATATGGCTCTTCGAAAGAGAAAGACCTCTTCAACTCTATCTGGAACGGGTCCTTTGAGATGAAATCTCTAGCTGTAACTTTATTCTGGCTGTTGTTAGCTATGGTTATTGAAAGAGCGATATCTAATCCTCTACCATCTTCATTGCCATAGTCTTCAACTTTGATAAAACGGCAAGGCAATTTTACTTCAGCCAACTGATCTAAGGTGACTTCATTAGCCAAATAGGCTTTGCCAATAGTGCTAATAGTTTGAGCACCGTTAATTACATTCACATTAACTAAGTCAAATCCACCGCTCTCTCGCCTTGCTTTACCATTTCTCATTTTTGGAGTAATAGAATTAACTAATATAGTTACTCCATTATTAAAATAGTAGAACATTTCGGGACTGTCTATCAGTGTTTTCTTTATACCTTGGTTAACATCGGATAATTCACCTAATCCTCCTCGAATATTGTCTTCTAAAAGTAGATCGCCATAGGTTGCCCACCAACTAGCGACCTGATCACCAGTAATCAACCCATGAACAGCTTTCAAAGGTTCTTCTGTTACTCCATATTGAAAAATCTCAACATCAGATATATCAATATTTCCAAGAGATCTTCTACTCAAATAGTCTTTTATTTTACTTAAAGGTAGGGTCTGAATATCAATATAATCACCATCAAGATCAAAGTTAAACTCTTCCTTTCGTTGTATAATTTGTCTTTGAACATCCTCTGATAATTCATCTCTTCCACTATAAGCAAAAACAAAAAAGTATTTGTAGGAATTGTCATAGGCAACTTCTAGTGATTCTGAGAATCTTTTAAATCTTTCGTTGAAGAGATTATATTCCTCCATCAGTACATCTCTGCATGATGTTAAATAATCCGCCATATCTTGTCTGGATATTGAGCCGTTTCCAGATTGGTCAAATTTCGACTGGACTATAGTTACTTGTTTTTTATCGTGATTGACATAAACAGCATCTATACATCTATCATCGCTGCCATCGCATACTGAATCAGAACAAACATCCTCACTTAGTTCTGGATTTAATACATTTATAGCTAATGCGGCTATTGCTCTTGAGACTTTGACTACCTCTTTTGATTCTTCACTTCCACCTACATTATCCATATTTATGAATTCACCATATCTGGATAGTAATCTTTTCTTTATACCTGAAATGGTTATTTCTCTTACTCCAGCCATGGCTCAAATCCTCTTACATTGAAGGTATGTGTAAAAAATTATCATATAATCAAGTGATAGATAATTATACGGCAGAATGTGACCGTTGTGTCTATCCTAGAATTGGTAGATTTAAACCCATACTTTAACATGTTAGTTATTATGTAATCTACATAAGTAGATGTTTTTTAACTTGATATGCTTGGCCTTAAGGATCTTCATCCATGTTACCGTAGAAGAGCTTTCCAATCTTGATAAGTGGTCTGCCTTGAGATTTACGATGCTGGTTGGTGTCACGAAGAGAGTACACACAGCCACAATATTCTTGCTGGTAGAACTGCTCCCGTTTACTGATCTCAATCATGCGCGCGGAGCCACCTTGTTTGCGCCAGTTGTAGTCCCAGTAAACCATTCCCGGATAGTGCGCAGCAGCTCTTTGCCCACAATCATTGATTTGCTGCATGTTCTTCCATCTTGAGATCCCCAGCGAACTACTGATAACACTAAACCCATTTTCAGCGGCGTAGAGGGCGGTCCGTTCGAAACGCATATCGAAGCACATTGTGCAGCGGATACCGCGCTCTGGCTCCCATTCCATCCCCTTAGCTCGCTCAAACCAGTTATCAGTGTCGTAGTCAGCGTCAACAAAGGGTACGCCGTGTTTCTCAGCAAAACGAATGTTTTCCTCCTTACGAATGAGATATTCCTTCTTCGGATGAATATTCGGATTGTAGAAGAATACGGTGTATTCGATACCTGATGCCTGAATAGCTTCCATAACCTCGCCTGAGCAGGGAGCACAACATGAGTGCAGCAATAACTTGTTGGCACCGCCCGGGAGTTCAAGTTGGGGTCTTTCAGTTTTAGTGGTCATCATTAGCACCTATTTTTGAAGATAAAATACCTGCTGCAATAGTAGCATTGAAAGGGCGGTAGAAAAAAAATGCATGTCACTCAGTATGTGAAGAAACCTATCTAGTTATTGCTGTTGGATATGGAGTGCAGAAAAGGCACTTCTTGCGCATCTTCGATGGTTAGAGCCCTGCTAAGCGTCTTACTGACCCAGGTCTATGTATCGCGTTAAGATGATGATATTTCTGATGATACATAAATCCTCCTGTCTGATTTCTTTTTAAACAGTTAGTTTTCCCTATTAGCATTTCGTGCGGTTATGACGTTGATCAAACTTATGCATCGGTGTGCTGTATAAATATACAGTTATCGTGCGAGGGGGAGAAATCATGGGTTTTCCATCACCAGCAGCAGATTACACAGAGCAGTCACTCAGTATTACCAGCATCTGTGGCTATGACGCCAATTGCCGCACATTAGAAACGTCGGCTGGTTATGCGATCGTTAACGTTGCCAAACAACCTTCCGTGGGTGACTCGGTACTGATTTCCTTCTGCGGAAAAATGGACATTGTGACAGTTCAGGGAAAAGCACTCATCACACAGGAGGGAGAGGCCATTGAAGGTGATTCACTGGACGATGCGAAGGTAATCGGGGTTGTCACATTCCTTCTGAACCGTGTTTCAGTGACTGATAACTTACCGGTTATTTAGGAAGCCTGGTCTGTTCCCTGTGTTTGAATGCCGATCGGTTAGACAGAACAATTAAACAAAATTGCTCTTTCTAACCTATTAGACGTCTGGTTAGCGGAACCCTTAATGAAATCAGCATGCAGGGAGAAAAGGACCGCCCCCGCAAGGGGAAATCCATTTTAGGGATGTGCCCATGAAATTGAATGAATTTGCCGCCGGTCTCACCAAAGACGGACTGCTTGTTTTATGTCTTAACGATGGTGAAATCACCGATTACCTGGTGACCAGTAATGCCTTGCGCACACTGATTCGCCGGGAAGGTGATAGGCTTTCATCCCAGGTTCTGGGTGATGAAGACCGGGTTGTAAACCTAAACTCCTTGCGAGAGGACCTTGAGGTTCTCAAGCCGTAAGTATTGATTTATAATAATCAAATGGGCTGAACACCCTCTGATTACTGCGCCAACCTGAGGAATCAAAAATGGCGCAGAGCATTACCCAAAGTCACTCACACCGTACGTTCGTGCACGGTGCTTCTGCTTGTGCTGGTGGTCCAGCATGAAGAAATCAGATAGCCTCCATCTTTCGCGTGTGGCCGCATTGGGCTGCATCGTGTGCAGAAATCTGCAGTTGGGCGAAACGCCTGCTGAAATTCACCATCTCCGAACCGGGCAGGGCACAAGCCAGCGCGCTGACCATCGAAAATCAATTCCCCTGTGCCATATGCACCATCGCAACGGCGGTTATGGTGTGGCGATTCATGCTGGTCGTAAGCAATGGGAGAAAAACTTCGGTACCGAGTTGCAGTTGCTGGAGCAGGTCCAGTTAGAGCTGGGAGTGTTCTATGCCTAAATACATCATCACTCCGGTCGGAAAACCCCGCATGACTCGCCGCGATAAATGGAAACAGCGGCCGCCGGTGATGCGTTATCGCATGTTTTGCGATGAAGCTCGCCTTCATGGAATCCAGGTGCCCGAAAGCGGCGCCCATATCACCTTCGTTTTGCCGATGCCGCCGAGCTGGAGCAAGAAAAAGCGCGCGGCTATGGACGGCCAGCCCCATCAGCAAAAGCCCGATCTGGACAACTTAAAAAAATCTCTGCTGGACGCCTTGTTTGAGGATGATTCCCACATTTGGGACGCCCGGACAACAAAAGTATGGGGCGAAACGGGAATGGTCATAATCGAAAACATTGGAGAGAAAAATGCGTGACATGTACGAGGTAATGGACCGCTGGGGAGCCTGGGCTGCTGCTGATAGCAGTGGAGTCGACTGGCAACCCATAGCTGCTGGTTTTAAAGGTTTACTGCCGCATGGTAAACAGACGCGGCTGCAATGTGATGACGATGAAGGGATAATGATTGACGGCTGTGTTGCACGTCTGAAAAAGTATAAGCCGGAAGAATATGAGCTAATCATAGCCCATTTCGTAATTGGTATCTCGTTGCGAGCTATTGCTAAAAAAAGAAAATGTTCAGATGGCACTATCAGAAAAAAATTACAATCAGCTTTAGGCTTTATAGACGGTTTACTGTATATGACAAGTATGGGGTAACAAAGCACATTAGTTATTCTTCTTGGCGCCACGAGCACTTTTATCTGTTGGGTTGAACCCGAGAATTACACCAAAATGTCTGACCTTGTAAGGAAGGCCAGACTTTGAGTGTGTGTGGGTAGAATAGAAGCTCAGGTTTTTTCGATTATTACAATTGAAAGTCTTAAGTCCAGCAACATTTCTTGTGATGAGATCAGCCTTCCATCTCTCAACAACCTCCAAAGCATTGTTTCCTTTGATATAAAATATTAGTCCGCCTTCGCAATCATCCTCATTTCCGGTTGAATAACGGTCGCATAATTGCATAAATCCTTCCATTAGATAATCATATGAGCTATGAATTTTTGCCTCACCAATCCAAGTAAAACTATTGAAAGAAACAACAATGTCAGAATGTCCATTGATATATTGGTCATGACTAGCCAGATATCCTGCACCAATCAAAATATTAATTATCTCAATTGATAATCGATCTTCACCATCATTTTGCCTAAGGCTTGCCGTCTTTTCTAATAAAGCAAGAATAGTCTCAATATCCTTATATAACATCATGATAAATTTATCATAAGTGTCACATTCTAACCTGCTTAAGAAACGCGCAGCCATTGGATCGAATTTTGCTGCGATCTTTAATGCTTCATAATTAAAAGTGTTCTCTCTGGAGTCCATTACTTTAACTCCTTTAATAATTCCGAAGCATAAAAATAGATGAAAATTTTTGATTCCCAATTCTCAATGGCGTACCCATCATGATAAAAGCATTTGTTAGTTCGTAATTCTATAATGTCTGATGTGGACAAAGTATATACATCATCACCATCTATGTACTCATATCCAACGGATAGCAAGGACACGCGTTCACCTGTAAAATAACTTATTGCATCATATATTATATTACTTTCTGTTTCTGCTGCTTTTTTTAAGTTATTAATGGTGATGTATTTTAAGTCTTCAGGTTTTTCATTAATTAAATAGCAGAAGATGTGCATGCAAACATCTTTAAGCTCTCTGTTGTATGCGAGATGCTTATTGATGTTTTCAATTATCTCCTGTTGTTTCATTTAAATAACCTTGGATATTAAAAGTTCATAATCAGTTTTGGTGCAACATCCTTCTATTATAGCATAGTTTATGAAAGGAAGTGTGCTTGAAATTAAAGAGAAATGACCAGGTATATGTATAGTCAAGATGTTATTATGAGAACCTTGCCATTGTTTGGAAATACTGTAATTATTAGTTTTTCCGCCAATAGCTGCTAATCCTGCAGAATGATAAGTTTCTTTTCTGAGATCATCTTTTTTTCGTCTCATTTTTTCTTCTTTTATTGAGCCTGTCTTTGTCGCATGACCTAATTTAAGAACAGTGCCATCAGTACTGTGATAAAGAGTGTCTATTGCTGCAAAAATATTCTTTCTGGAAAAAAGGACATGCGCTTTTGTTGCTTTATAGCACAGTACTCTAAGTGTCCTTCTATATCTTGTTGCTGCATTCTCAAGTTCTTCCGCACTTAAGTTCGTTGTCATATCTATCTCAAAAGATATGTCTCCAGTATTGGTATCTAATGAAATTGTATCAAAACACTGAATATATCTATCTTTGATTCCTATAATTTCATCAAAGAAATTTAACTCATTTTGTGTGGACGAACTCATAGTGCCAGTATCTATAACGGTTCGCTCTTTGAATGGACGCAGGTATGTATTTGTAAGTAATATGATATTTTTTTCTTTGCAGACATCAACGCAAACGGGTCTTAGTTTTTTTAATTTAATATGTTTGCCTAGATTCACAGGAAGAGGAAAGGCTTTCTCATAGATTTTATAATCCCGATCATTTGCATCGACCATGTTTAGAAAGATTTTCTTTATCAATGGGATATGTTTTTTATCATGTGGTTCTATAAAAAATACTGCTCTATCGCTGTATTTTAAGAAGTTGTTGTATATCGTATTGAAGTTATCATCGTCTTTTTTGGTGGAAAGTGATTTATATTCTTCAATTAAGTCTGCCCATCCTCTGGCAGAACGCATACCATAATGTTTCAACTCGCATTGTAAAAGTCTAAACGAGATATTGCGAGCTTGCATTCCTTTGATCAAGTCTACAGCTTTCATTATGACTCCTTTGCAAAAAGAAACAGCATATAAAAAAATTAACGCGTACGCAAAAACTATCGTAACCTGGTAAGAGTGGTTACTTTGTCACACTGCTTAATCATAGAAATCCTCCCATCATTGGTAGGTTTTTCGAGGCTGCCTATGAGCGGCCTTTTTTTATTTCCTCCACATAGCACCCGCACACAGCGAGGTGAGAGACCATGAAAATGAATGATTCAGGGAACATCTTCACGCAGTTCTTCGCGTGGGTAGCAGCTCTGGCGTCAGCCATTGGATTTACCACTCAGGATCTGGTGTTCATGTTCTTTGGCGCTGCTGGTCTGCTTATTTCGCTAGCCTCGTACATTAACGGGCGGGTAGATGCAAACCGCAGGCGTAGAGAAGATGAGAAGCGAACAAAAATGGTCAATGACTACCTGAAAGGTGTTGGTGATAAACCCCTTCACGAGCGTCCTGATGCTGCAAGCGTGGTCGTTGAGGCATTACAAAAGGAAGGTGAGTGATGGGATCCAGAGCAAAGTTGAGTACCGCAGTTCTGGGGCTGATACTGGCTGGTGCTCCTGCATCCGTAATCCTCGATCAGTTTCTGAATGAGAAAGAGGGTAACAGCCTCACGGCCTACAAAGATGGCGGCGGTATCTGGACTATTTGCCGCGGCGCAACAATGGTTGATGGTAAACCGGTTCTGCAAGGCATGAAATTGTCAGAGGCCAAATGCAACCAGGTGAACGCCATCGAACGCAATAAGGCTCTGGCGTGGGTTGACCGCAATATTGCGGTTCCGCTTACCGAACCGCAAAAAGCCGGGATCGCATCTTTTTGCCCGTACAACATCGGGCCGGGTAAGTGCTTCCCGTCCTCGTTCTTTAAGCGCATTAATGCCGGTGACCGCCGCGGGGCATGCGAGGCAATCCGCTGGTGGATTAAAGACGGTGGTCGCGATTGCCGCATGACTAAAGGTCAGAAGAACGGCTGCTACGGTCAGGTAGAACGGCGAGACCAGGAAAGCGCGCTTGCATGTTGGGGGATGGATCAGTGAGCCGTCTTACAGTCATTTTCGCCGCGGCGATGGCGTGCCTGATTGTGTGCCTTGGCTGGCTGGCAATCCATTACCACAACACCGCCAGTCAGCAGCAGGAGCGGGCAGAAACAGCCGAGCAGCAGATTAACGCCGCTGAAACTGTGGCATCTAACGTCCTGACCACCATGTCTATCTTCAACACCATCTCCGAGGCCAATCAGCATGCAACAGAGCAGATCGCACTGGGCGCATCGGGAGCCTCAGCAGATATCAAGGTTGCTGTTGCGAACGATGATTGTGCCCGCCGTCCTGTTCCTGATGGCGCAGTTAAGCGGCTGCAACAATACGCGGACGGTTTACATCAAGGTGCCAGTGGTGCCGCTCCCGGTAAACCTCACAGTTGAGACGCCTTACCCGGCAATACCGGACCCCATGTCATGGGGCCAAAGTCTGGACCTGAATGTCGGCCTGCTTTCTGCACTTGGGCAGTGTAATCGCGACAAAGCCGACATAAGGCAGGCTGAGAAAGCAAGAGCCAGCCAATAAAGGCACTTCAGTAGTTCTTCACTGAGTGCCCTGGATTTCTCATCCAATTTCGGTAATTAGTTGTGTAAATCGGGCCTCAGCCTCTTCGAGGGTAGAGCAAGTAATATTGCCCTCAAATTTTAGTTTTGTCCCATCGCTACGAACCCAGATATTCGCAACATCATGTTTGAGGATATCGCCGATATCAAACTCAACATCCTCTGGTGCGCGTGCCGCAGAAAAATACCTGCCACCGTCGCTCTTGAAGAGATAAACGACTAAAGGTGCGTCGTCAATCGCGTGCTTCTTGATAACAACGTAATGCATTACATCAACCATGAATCCTCCTTGGTATAGATGTGATTTCCTTGACAGGAATGATTTCTCTGTCGTGGATACCACGGTTAGTTGAATAAACAATATCAGCTATCAACCGACTAAAAACTAGAGGAAATTATAGCAACCCCGGACTGGGAGGTCATCGAGCCGGCGTACCGGGCCGGAGTGATGTCTCTCTGAAAAATTTGTTGATTGCGAGCTGCGTGGAACTTGGACCTCCGGTAGTGGTTGATACCGCCTGCGACTGGGTAAAGCCGATCTACCTGACTGATCACGACATCGACGTTATGGACCGCCAAACGAAGAAAGACATTCTGGCGTATAACAAAGCGTGGCAGGCGAACTGCCAGAAAGAAACCAGAGCCTCGCATTAGCGGGGCTTTTAACGCAACAAAGGTAAAGACATGGATGAACGATATCGTAAAGACCTACAGCTTTGGTTTGGGCTTAGCTATTGAAGTTGGATTGACGTCATGGTCAATAAAAACAGAAATTTACATGTAATTTATGGTGTGTTTAGCTAGTCTCTCAACTACACAGGAGAGAACGCATGACTCAGTCAAAGTTAGCTAAATTCTTGGACCTTACAGATGAACAACTGGAAGAGTCGGGAATTGATGAAGATCTGATCCAAGAGGATACTGGCAATTCTGGCGATATGGTATATTCATACTACTTCAACGTTCCCGAAGAGACATCAAAAGAAGTCTTGGATGAAAAGCATTGGGAAGTAGGCGATCGAATTGAAATACCACTTTGGTTCTTCGAAGATGAAGATGGTCCAGATGATGGTTGGGAATCGCTACCTGATTTTGATCCTGAAGAGGCTCAGCGTGAAAGAGAACGAAGCGACAGGGAAATCGAATCTGACATCAAGCGAAGAGAAGAACCTTAAATTTAGCCGCCTTCGGGCGGTTTTTTATTGTCCTCACAATGGTGAGGCCCATCGTAATGGCAATATCCCTTACAGAGGATAAACAAGCAAATATCCTGTGCGCGAAAGCGATCTGTTCATATTCTTTCAGACTGGGATAGCTGCTCAGGCAACATCAACCGTTGACCTGCAACAGGCACTGAATGACGCAGTGGGCGATGCTCTCAGCAAATCATTTAGGGCGGGAGGTGCTATCTAGTCAGTCAATCGATGAGGCTTGAACGTTTGGACATCTAAATGGATACTTGTGCGCTCGATTTTTTTTTGCAAATGATATTCATTATCATATTGGGTCCTTTCCGGCAATTCGGCCTGCTACGGGGCGGCGACCTCGCAGGTTCTCGCTATTTATGAAAATTTTCAGGATCTTGCCTTTTCCGTTCTTCTTCTTGCTAAGTATCTGTCTTTGCTGGGTATAACCCACCACAAGAAAGGAAGTGTTAAAGCCTGGTAGTAGTCATTTTACCCGGCATAGTTTCCTTACCCTGTGTTTCGCCTGGAGTTCGTCATGGAGGTCAATAAAAAACGCCTTTCAGAGATTTTTTGTGTCAGCATCCGCACGATCCAGAACTGGCAGGATCAGGGAATGCCAGTTGCGCGCGGTGGTGGAAAAGGTAATGAAGTGCTTTATGACTCTGCCGCCGTAATCGAATGGTATTCCGCCCGTGACGCAGCGATAGAAAACGAAAAGCTGCGCAAAGAGGTTGAACAGCTGAGAGTTGATTCAGAATCAGACCTTGTGCCTGGCACGATTGATTATGAGCGCCATAGGCTTACCCGAGCCCAGGCTGATGCTCAGGAACTAAAAAATGCAAAAGAGTCCGCTGAGGTGGTGGAGACCGCATTCTGCACGTTCGTGCTGTCGCGGATAGCCGGAGAAATTGCCAGTATCCTTGATGGAATACCTCTGTCGGTTCAGCGGCGCTTTCCGGAACTGGAAAATCGACATATTGATTTCCTCAAGAAGGACATCATAAAAGCCATGAACAAAGCAGCTGCGCTGGATGAAATGATACCGGGGTTGCTGAGTGAATATATCGAACAGTCAGGTTAAGGGGCTACAGCACTCCGCGCGCTCGGGGCTCCGTTCGTTGTACCGGCCAGAACCGCAAACGGCGGTTGAGTGGGCAGACGAAAATTATTACCTTCCAAAAGAGTCTGCTTATCAGGAAGGGCGCTGGGAAACGCTGCCGTTTCAGCGTGCGATAATGAATGCGATGGGTAATGACTATATCCGCGAGGTCAATGTCGTTAAGTCTGCCCGAGTAGGCTATTCAAAAATGCTGCTCGGCGTGTATGCGTATTTCATCCAGCATAAACAGCGTAACTCGCTTATCTGGTTACCTACCGACGGTGATGCAGAAAACTTCATGAAATCCCATGTCGAACCGACAATCCGGGACATCCCCTCACTGCTGGCGCTGGCGCCCTGGTACGGTAAAAAGCACCGGGACAACACGTTGAGTATGAAACGTTTCTCGAATGGGCGAGGTTTCTGGTGCCTCGGTGGTAAAGCTGCAAAAAACTACCGTGAAAAATCTGTTGATGTGGCGGGTTATGACGAGCTGGCGGCATTTGACGATGATATCGAGAAAGAGGGCTCTCCAACGTTCCTGGGGGATAAACGTATTGAAGGGTCGGTCTGGCCTAAATCTATACGAGGATCCACACCCAAAATTAAAGGGACATGCCAGATTGAACGTGCCGCCAAGGAGTCGGAGCATTTCTTGCGCTTCTATGTTCCATGCCCACACTGTGGGGAGGAGCAGTTCCTTAAATTTGGCGATAAAGAGACGCCATTCGGGTTCAAATGGACGCCGGGCGATCCTGCCAGCGTTATATATCTGTGTGAACACAATGCCTGCGTAATTAAACAGCAGGAGCTCGATTTTTCGCAGGCGCGGTACATCTGTGATGAAACCGGGATCTGGACGCGTGACGGACTTTGCTGGTTTTCATCATCGGGTACCGAAATTGATCCGCCTGACAGCGTAACCTTTCACGTCTGGACAGCCTATAGCCCCTTCACTACCTGGGTGCAAATCGTCAAGGATTGGATCAAGACCAAAGGCGACACGGGCAAGCGTAAGACGTTCGTCAACACAACGCTTGGTGAAACGTGGGAGCCTAAAATTGGTGAGCGTCCTGATGCTGAGGTGATGGCCGAACGTATTGAGCACTTCGGTGCCAGGGTGCCGGAGCGCGTGGCCTACCTTACTGCCGGTATTGACTCCCAGCTTGATCGTTACGAAATGCGTGTCTGGGGCTGGGGGCCTGGCGAGGAAAGCTGGCTTATCGACAAAATTATCATTATGGGTCGCCATGATGATGAATCCACGCTTCTGAGGCTCGATGAGGCGATCAACAAAACCTATCCGAGGCCTAACGGCGTTGAGATGCTTATTTCCCGCATCTGCTGGGATATCGGCGGCATAGACCCAACGATTGTTTATAACCGCTCGAAAAAGCATGGTCTGTTTCGTGTCATCCCTGTTAAAGGCGCATCTGTTTACGGTAAGCCCGTGGCGAATATGCCTCGTAAGCGTAACAAGAACGGGGTTTATCTCACTGAGGTAGGAACAGACACCGCGAAAGAGCAGATTTATAACCGTTTCACGCTGGTGGCAGAAGGCGACGAACCGCTGGCGGGAGCGGTTCACTTCCCTAATAACCCTGAAATATATGATTTAGCTGAGGCTCAGCAGCTTACGGCAGAAGAGCAGGTTGAGAAGTGGGTAGACGGGAAGAAAAAAATCGTCTGGGACAGTAAAAAACGACGAAATGAGGCGCTTGACTGTTTTGTCTATGCACTTGCAGCTCTGCGGATAAGTATCTCCCGCTGGCAGCTGGATCTGGATTCTCTTCTGGCCAGCTTACGGGAAGAAGACACTGGCCGTAAAAATAATAAATCTCTGGCGGATTATGCTAGGGCATTAGCGGGAGACGAATAATGGCAACACAGGCTGAACTGGATGCCGCGCGCGCAGCGTTACATGATCTGATGATGGGAAAACGGGTTGCGACGGTACAGAAAGACGGTCGAAGGGTGGAATTTACGGCGACGTCAGTCAGCGATCTGAAAAAGTACATCGCCGATCTAGAGTCACAGGTCGGTACCACTTCACGACGCCGCGGGCCGGCAAGGTTCTACGCATGAAAATTCCTTCTTTAGTTGGCCCCGACGGGAAAACCTCCCTGAGGGAATATGCAGGCTATCACGCTGGTGGCGGCGGATTCGGTGGGCAGCTAAATGCCTGGAATCCCCAGAGTGAAAGTGCCGACGCCGCACTTCTGCCGAACTTCGCCCGGGGGAATGCCCGTGCTGATGATCTGGTCCGTAACAATGGTTATGCGGCAAACGCCGTTCAGCTTCACCAGGATCACATCGTCGGGTCTTTTTTCAGACTGAGTTACTGCCCGAGCTGGCGTTATCTCGGCATTAAAGAAGAGGAAAGCCGAGCATTTGCCAGGGAGGTGGAGGCCGCCTGGTATGAATATGCGGAGGATGACTTTTGCGGGATTGATGCCGAGCGCAAGCGTACCTTTACTATGATGATCCGTGAAGGCGTTGCGACGCACGCATTTAACGGTGAACTGTGCGTCCAGCCCACCTGGGACAGTGATTCATCGCGACTTTTCCGCACGCAATTTAAAATGGTTAGTCCAAAACGCGTGAGTAATCCCGGTAATACAGGTGACACGCGTAACTGTCGCGCGGGTGTCAAAATCAGTGATAGCGGCGCAGCGCTGGGGTACTACGTCAGCGAAGACAGCTATCCTGGCTGGATGTCGCAAAAATGGACCTATATACCACGGGAGCTGCCGGGCGGAAGGCCGTCATTCATCCATATTTTTGAACCACTTGAGGATGGACAGACCCGCGGTACAAACGTGTTTTACAGCGTGATGGAGCAGATGAAAATGCTCGACACCCTGCAAAATACTCAGCTCCAGAGCGCAATTGTAAAAGCTATGTATGCGGCGACAATCGAGAGCGAGCTTGATACCGATACGGCGATGGACTTTATCCTCGGCGCGGATAGTAAGCAGCAAAATAAGCTGACGGGCTGGCTTGGCGAAATGGCAGCATACTACGCTGCAGCGCCGGTTCGCCTCGGTGGCGCGAAAGTTCCTCATCTTATGCCGGGCGATTCCCTGAACCTTCAGTCAGCACAGGATACCGATAACGGTTATTCCACCTTTGAACAATCTCTTCTGCGCTATATTTCGGCCGGTCTTGGTGTTTCGTATGAACAGCTTTCCCGTAACTACTCTCAGATGAGCTATTCGACGGCGCGCGCCAGCGCCAATGAATCCTGGGCGTTCTTTATGGGGCGTCGCAAGTTTGTCGCGGCCCGGCAAGCCTGCCAGATGTTCGTCTGCTGGCTCGAAGAGGCGATTGCGCGCCGGGTTGTCACGCTTCCGTCCAAAGCCAGGTTTAGCTTCCAGGAGGCGAGAACTGCCTGGGGTAACGCCAACTGGATTGGCTCGGGGCGCATGGCTATTGATGGGCTGAAGGAGGTGCAGGAGGCCGTGATGCTGATTGAGGCTGGTCTCAGCACATATGAGAAGGAGTGTGCCAAACGCGGAGATGACTATCAGGAAATATTTTCTCAGCAGGTACGTGAAACTATGGAGCGCCGGAGCGCGGGACTTAAACCTCCGGCATGGGCGGCAGCTGCATTTGAATCTGGGCTGAAAAAATCAAACGAGGAGGTAAAAGATGACGCCAGAGCTGCGTAATCTCCCGCATATTGCCAGCATGGCCTTCAATGAGCCGCTGATGCTTGAACCCGCCTACGCGCGGGTTTTCTTTTGCGCGCTGGCAGGCCAGCTGGGTATCACCCGACTGACTGATTCCGCTTCTGGCGTCTCGCTCGGTGCTGAACAAATTGCAGAGCCGCTGGCGCTGTTTGGCGATGACGAGGAAATGGGGCCCCGGCCAGCGCGGAGCTATCAGGTAACAAACGGGATCGCGGTGCTGCCCGTTTCCGGGACGCTGGTCAGCAAAACCCGGTCACTGCAGCCTTATTCCGGTATGACGGGCTATAACGGGGTCATTGCCCGCCTGCAGCAGGCAATGAGTGATCCCGGCGTAGACGGTATTCTGCTGGATATGGACACGCCGGGCGGGATGGTGTCCGGGGCTTTCGATTGTGCCGACATTATTGCCCGGATGCGGGATATCAAGCCCGTTTGGGCGCTGGCAAATGATATGAACTGCAGCGCAGGGCAGCTAATTGCCAGTTCTGCATCGCGACGGCTTGTCACGCAAACGGCCAGAACCGGCTCCATCGGCGTCATGATGGCGCACAGTAATTATGGCGCTGCGCTGAAAACAAACGGCGTTGAGGTCACGCTGATTTACAGCGGCGATCATAAAGTCGACGGCAATCCCTACGAAAAACTACCAAAGGACGTTCGCGCTGATTTTCAGACGCGCATCGATGCCACTCGTCAGATGTTTGCCGAAAAGGTTTCCGCTTATACCGGAATGTCAGTGCAGGCCGTGCTGGACACCGAAGCGGCCGTCTTCTCCGGTCAGGAGTCCGTGGATAACGGTCTGGCGGATGAACTTGTTAACAATACCGACGCGCTCAGCGTGATGCGTGAAGCACTCGACAGACGCAAAAAAACAACCACTGGAGGAACTATGCCATCACCTTCTGCATCTGCAGCGACCAATCAGCCAACTGACCAGGCAGCAACACAGACGACTGCACCGGCTGAGCAGGTCACCACCGTTGACACAACAACTGCTGCCTTAACGGCCCCGGCAGACCTCAGCGCTCAGGTATCGGCAGCCGTAGCCGCCGAGAATGGTCGCATCATGGGTATTCTGAACTGCGAAGAGGCAAAAGGTCGTGAATCACAGGCCCGTGCGCTGGCAGAAACGCCGGGCATGACGGTCGAGAGTGCACAGCGCATTCTGGCCGCGGCGCCGCAAAGCGCCCAGGCGCGTACCGATACGGCGCTGGATCGCCTGATGGAAACCGCACCAGGCGCTCTTTCAGCAGGGAATGCCTCTGCTGAAGCCGGCGACGATTTGTTAAACACCCCCGTTTAAGAGGCTAACATGGCAATCACCGAAGTATTTACTCATCACCAGCCGCTCGGTAACAGCGATCCGGCACACACCGCGTATGCACCGGGCGAACTGACAGCATCCACCCCGGCAATGACCCCGCTCATGCTCGATGCTACGTCCGGCAAGCTAACCGTCTGGGACGGCGAGCATGCAGGTGCAGCAACCGGCATTCTGGCGGTTACCGCTGACCAGAGCAGTGCTGAACTGGCATTCTATAAATCCGGTTCTTTCCGCATCGAAGATGTGCTCTGGCCATCTGCCGTTACCGACGAAAATATCAAGCGTAACGCTTTCGCCGGTACTGCGATCAGCATCGTTTAATCACCATCAACTTTCATAAAAGCCGCTTATGCGGCTTTTTTTACGGGAAAAATCTATGTCAATTTACACAACAGCCCAGCTTCTGGCGGTCAATGAGAAGAAATTCAAGTTCGATCCGCTCTTCCTGCGTATCTTCTTTCGCGAAACTTATCCCTTCAGTACAGAAAAAGTCTACCTGTCGCAAATTCCGGGCATGGTCAATATGGCGCTGTACGTATCGCCGATTGTCTCCGGGAAAGTGATTCGTTCCCGTGGTGGCAGCACGTCGGAATTTACGCCGGGGTATGTGAAGCCAAAACACGAAGTGAATCCGCTGATGACCCTCCGCCGCCTGCCTGATGAAGATCCACAGAATCTGGCCGACCCTGCCTATCGCCGCCGACGCATCATTCTTCAGAACATGAAAGATGAAGAGCTTGCAATTGCGCAGGTAGAAGAAAAGCAGGCCGTTGCTGCAGTCCTCAGTGGTAAATACACCATGACCGGGGAAGCGTTTGAGCCGGTTGAAGTTGATATGGGACGCAGTGCCGGTAACAACATCACCCAGGTGGGTGCAGCAGCCTGGTCTTCTCGCGACAAAAAAACGTACGACCCGACCGATGATATTGAAGCGTACGCGCTTAACGCCAGCGGTGTGGTCAACATTATCGTATTCGATCCAAAGGGCTGGGCGTTGTTCCGCTCCTTTGACGCGGTGAAGGAAAAGCTGGATACGCGTCGCGGTTCAAGCTCTGAGCTGGAAACCGCCGTGAAAGACCTGGGAATGGCCGTCTCTTATAAGGGGATGTATGGCGACGTGGCCATCGTTGTGTACTCCGGTCAGTACATCGAGGATGACGTCAAAAAGAACTACCTGCCGGATCTGACAATGGTGCTGGGAAATACCCAGGCGCGCGGTCTGCGTACCTATGGCTGCATTCTGGATGCAGATGCACAGCGTGAAGGCATTAATGCTTCAACGCGCTATCCGAAAAACTGGGTGCAAACGGGCGACCCGGCTCGCGAGTTCACCATGATTCAGTCAGCTCCGCTGATGCTGCTGCCAGATCCGGACGCGTTCGTTTCAGTCAAGCTGGCATAACTTTCCCCAGTGGCCCTGTTGGGCCACATTTCTGGAGTATTTCCCATGACAGAAAAAGAAACCCTTATCGCCCGACTGAAAGAGCTGGGCGTAAAGCTTGATCGTGAGGTCAACGTCACAGGCACCATCCAGGAGCTTACGTTACGTATTTCTGAGCTTGAAGAGGAACTCGACGAAGACGGAGAAGAGGGCGCTGAGGTGTCCGTTGCCAGCACTACTGCTATCAGCACCTCGGGCCAGCCCGGCCCAGAGAACACCTCTGGCTCTATTACCGAGAATCCTGCGTCAAATGAACCCGGCGAGCTGGTGGCGGTTGAGACACTGGTGACCTTGCACATTGATGCACTTCACGCCACACGCAACGAGTCCCTCTCTATTGTTGAGCCTGGTGTCGTTATTCGCGTGACCGACGCGGAGGCTACCGAACTGGTTTCTCAGGGGCTGGCCCGGGAAGTCTGACAGGGGGCCTAATGGCTGATTTCGATAATCTTTTTGATGAAGCGATGGCGCGCGCGGATACCACTATACGTGGAGTGATGGGCGCAGAGGCAAGGATAACCTCTGGATCTTTATCCGGCGTCACGCTCCGCGGGGTCTTTGACGATCCAGAGAACATCGGTTTCGCAGAAGCGGGGATCAGAATTGACGGAACCAAGCCGACGTTTTTTGTGAACTCATCGGATGTAAGCGGGCTGGAACGTCTGGACACGCTGAAGGTAAACGGGCGTGAATTTTGGGTTGATCGCGTGGGCCCGGATGATTGCGGTTCCTGCCATGTATGGCTGGGTAGTGGATCACCTCCCGGCGGATCGCGGCGTCGTTAAGGAGCATTCATGTCGATAAAAGGTCTTGAGCAGGCGATTGCTAACCTGGATAGCCTGGACAGAAATATGGTTCCCAATGCCAGCGCATGGGCTGTGAACCGGGTTGCTGCTAATGGCGTCTCGGTTGCCGTCCGAAGGGTGGCGAAAGAAACGGTAGCCGGTGATAACCGCGTTTCGGGGATACCTGTAAAGCTGGTCAGACAAAGGGTGAGAATCAACAAAGCCTCGGCTTCCGGGCACTCAGCGGCCCGAATTAAGGTTAACCGGGGCAACCTTCCCGCCATCAAACTCGGTGCCGCGCAGGTCAGGGCGACGAACCGAAAAGGCCCGCTGGTTCGAAAAAGTAGCGTGCTGAGAATTGGCCGTTATGTTTTTCGCGACGCCTTTATCCAGCGCCTGGCGAACGGCCGCTGGCACGTCATGAAGCGCATTGCAGGAAAAAGTCGTTATCCCATCGACGTGGTCAAAATCCCATTGTCCGCGCCCCTCACTACTGCTTTCGAAGCAGAGAAGAAACGCATGCTTGAAGAGGAAATGCCAAAACAACTTGGCTATGCCCTCAGGCAACAACTGAGGTTGCATCTGACACGATGAAACACACTCTCATTCGCCAGAAAATTATTGATGTGCTTGAAGAGGCCATCGGGATCGACGTCATGTTTTTTGACGGGCGCCCGGCTGTCATTGAGGAGGAGGATTTTCCTGCCGTCGCGGTCTATCTGACCGATGCGGAGTATACCGGCGAAGAACTTGATGCCGATATGTGGGCGGCAACGCTACATATCGAGGTCTTCCTGTCCTCGCAGGTACCAGATTCCGAACTGGATGAATGGATGGAAAGCCATATCTATCCGGCCCTCGCTGATGTTCCCGGCCTCGATTCACTGTTAACGCTCATGGTTCCACAAGGCTTCGATTACCAGCGCGATGATGCGATGGGGCTGTGGACCTCCGCCGATATGAAATATTCAATCACTTACGAAATGTGAGGAAAACATGCCAACACCAAATCCACTTGCTCCTGTAAAAGGCGCCGGTACGACGCTCTGGCTTTACACCGGAACGGGCAACGCTTTCGCTAACCCACTCTCTGATATCGACTGGAATCGCCTGGCGAAAATCAAAGAGCTGACGCCGGGCGAAATGACCGCCGAATCGTATGACGACACTTACCTCGACGACGAGGATGCCGACTGGAACGCGACGGCCCAAGGGGCAAAATCTGCTGGCGATACCTCGTTCACCCTCGCCTGGAAGCCGGGCGAAGAAGGGCAAAAAGACCTGGTCGCATGGTTTATTGATGGCTCAGTACGCTATTACAAAATCAAATACCCGAACGGTACCGTCGACGTTTTCCGCGGCTGGTGCAGCAGCCTGGGTAAAGCCATTCCGGCAAAAGAGGTCATTACCCGTACAGCGAAAATCACCAATACCGGCAAGCCGGAACTGGCAGAAGAAAGCGGTACCCCGAATATCCCCGTGACCGGCGTTACTCTCGATAAAGCCACGGCAAGCGTGGCCGTCGGCGCAACCACAACGCTCAATGTGACGGTTAACCCTGCCAGCGCCTCAGATACCTCGTTCCGCGTGGCAACCTCAGACGGGGCAAAAGCAACGGTCACCGTTAGCGGCAACGCGATCACCGTCACCGGCGTGGCGGCAGGCACCGCTGACGTTATTGTTATGACCAGCGCCGGTAATTTCGTGGCGGTCTGCAAAGTCACCGTAACTGCAGCGTAAGGAAGGACGCATGTTTCTGAAAAAAGATAAGTTCACCTGGCAAAAAGAATCACTGACCATCTTCGAGTTGTCGGCGCTGCAGCGTATTGAGTACATCACGTTTATGGCCTCAGAGGAAAAGGCCGTCAGCGCTGACAGCGACGGCATCAGCGATCAGGAAATGACGGCCAGGCTGATTGGCTCAAATATTCGCTGCGGTGCGCGTTTGATTGCGATGTCTTTGTGGCATAACGATCCGGCTGGTACGGATGTGGAGACGCTTTATCAGCAGGTGCTTAGCGGCTGGCCGCCGGAGGCGATTGGTAAAGCAGAAATGGAAATAAAGCTGCTCTCCGGCATGCTCGTTCCGGTTGAGGATGACAACGCTGCCGATCCGGATGCCTCAGCGGAGGCCGAAAGCGCAGAACCCGTTACGGCGGAAAAGCCCTTGCCAGCGAGCTGAAGTTTGTCCTGAATCTGGCGCGCGAGTTCGGGCGACCCGACTGGCGCGCCATGCTGGCTGGAATGACTTCCAGTGAGCTGGGCGACTGGCACCAGTTCTACCGGGAGCATTATTTTCAGGACGCGCAGCTCGATGCGCATTTCTCAGAGCTGCTTTATTCCATCTCCACTCTTTTCTTCCGCGACCCGGAACTTACCCCCGCACATTTCAGCCTGCTTTCTCCTTCGGATGTCGTCATCAGCGATGACGAGCCGGATGATGACACGCTGATGACCGCCGCTGAGGGGATCACAGGAGGTATCCGATATGGCCCAGCAGATTAGCGATCTGGTTATTAAGCTGGATGTTGACCGCGCAACCTTCAGCGAGCAGGTCGCCCGAATCAAAGGGCAACTGACAGGAATGGCGGATGAGTCTGATAAAGTTCAGGCGCGAATGCAGCGTGCTGCGGACCGTCAGAGCGCTGCACTAAAGAGTGTGGGCGACGCTGGCGCGGCGGCCGCCGCAGACATGAAAGCCCGTCAGTCGGCCGCAACCGAAGGGCTGACAAAAGACTGGCAGAACGTTTCCAGGTCCGTTGATGAAACTCATCGCCGCGTGACCGAACTTAACCAACGCATGCGTGAGAATGACGGGCAGGCTGCAGCGCTTGCCCGCCGACAGGATGAACTGGCGGCATCATTTTTCCGCCAGATTGACGGCGTTCGCCAGCTCAATGGTGAAACACAGTCGCTTGCGAACGTGCAGGCGCGCTTTCGCGCAGCGAGGGCACAGGGCAACATAACCCTGCAGGATTATCTCGCCCTTATTTCCCGCACCACGGCCCGTCAAAAAGAACTGCAGATCGTGGAGGAAAAATCGGCCGCAGCGCGCACGCGATTCCTCAGCCAGCTGAAGCAACAGGTTGCAGAGCAAAAGCTCTCCGGTACCGAGCTATTGCGCATGAAGGCGGCGCAGGTCGGTGCCAGCGATGCGGCTGAAGTCTATATCCGCAAGCTCGAAGCTGCCAAAGTCGCCACGCACGGTTTGGGGCTGCAAAGTGCCGCTACCCGGCAGGAACTGGGAATACTAATCGGCGAGGTCATGCGCGGTAACTTCGGCGCGCTGCGCGGCTCCGGGATCACGCTGGCTAACCGGGCAGGATGGATAGACCAGCTTCTGTCACTGCGCGGTCTTGGGATCGCCGGCATGGTCGGAGGGATTGCCGCGGCGGTATTCGGGTTGGGTAAGGCCTGGTACGACGGCAGCAAAGAGTCTGAGGAATTTAACAGGCAGCTGATCCTGACCGGGAACTACGCGGGGAAAACGTCAGGGCAGCTGCAGGCGCTGGCGCGCTCGCTGGCAGGTAATGGCATCACTCAGCATGCCGCTGCAGGCGTGCTGGCGCAGGTCGTTGGCAGCGGCGCGTTCAGCGGTAATGACGTCAGCATGGTCAGCAATGTTGCCGCCAGGCTGCAGCAGGCCACCGGGCAGGCCGTTGACGAAACCATAAATCAGTTTAAACGCCTGAAGGATGATCCGGTAAACGCGGTCGCGACGCTCAACGATTCCCTTCATTTTCTGACAGCCACCCAGTATGAACAGATAGCTTCTGCTCAGGCGCTGGGGGATTCTCAGAAGGCCGCCGAGCTGGCCATGCGGGCATATTCCGACGCGGTCATTCAGCGCGCCGGTGCGGTCGAGGATAATCTCGGATCCCTCGAAAAAGCCTGGAACTGGGTGAAGAATGCCGCCTCCGGTGCGTGGGATGCGATGCTGGGCGTCGGGCGTAATCCTGACACCGCGATGAAGCGCCAGGACTCTTTTGCTGAATGGCAGGCAGCAGAGAAAGAGTACCGCGCGCTGTCCAGCAATCTTAAGGTCGACCCGGATTATGCCGGTAACAACGTTCTGCAGAAAGCTGATGCGGAAAGGTTGAGAAACGCACACCAGCAGGTGGAGCTGAAAAAGCAGGCTTACGATCTTGCCGATCAGCAATACGCCCAGGAAGGGCTGGCAGCCGCGCGGGAAAAAATGCGAACGGACCAGCAGGCCCAGGCAATCCGCAGCCAGCAGCAGTTTAACCAGCTGGTGGAGTCCGGCGCGACGGCGGCAGAAAAGCGGGCTTCAGCAGAGAAAAAGCTCAGTCAGCTTATTGAGAAAAACCGCCAGGATGCGAAAGACGGTGTCGCCACGCTATGGACTGAAAAGGACATTGCCGCGGCCCGCGCCGGGATTGAAAAGCAGTGGAAGGATCCTAAAACGCCGAAAGGCAAAAGCTACTCAACGCCCACCGGGGACAAAGCCGAGGAAAAGGCGCAGGCCGAACTTCTCACCCTTCAGGCCCAGCTTAAAACGCTTGAGCAGCATACCAGCGTGAACGACGTCATAAGTAAACAGCGTCAGGATCTCTGGCAAACTGAAAATCAGTTCACCGTTCTGCAGGAGGCCGCGGGGCGTCGTCAGCTTACGGCGCAGGAAAAATCTCTGCTGGCGCATAAGGAAGAAACGCTCGAGTACAAGCGGCAGCTGGCCGACCTGGGCGATAAGGTTGCCAGCCAGCAAAAGCTCAACCAGCTGGCCGATCAGACCGTGAAGTTTGAGCAGCAGCAAAAAGCCGCCAGGGCGGGCCTGCAGGCTCAGTCTGAGGGGGTATCAACCCGGGAAGCCGGCCGACAAACTACGCTGCAGCGTCTCAGCGAAAGCTATTCGTACAACCCTCAGGCGCAGCAAAAGGTTCTGGAAGAGCAAAGGGCGACGTTCGAGGCTGAAGATGCCCTGCGTGCAAACTGGCTGGCCGGTGCGAAACAGGGCTGGGCCGAATATCAGGATTCAGCGACAAACGTTTTCAGCTCTGTTCAGCAGATTTCGCAGGCTACGTTCAGCGGGCTGGCGGGCCAGCTTACCAGCCTGACGACAACCGGGAAGGCGAGCTTCAGGGACTTCACCAGCTCGATCCTTAAAATGATTGTGTCTGTTATCAACCAGCTGCTGGTGGCTTATACCATCCAGAGTGCAATGGGCTGGGTTAGCGGCGGGGCGAAAACCTCCTCTGCTGGTCAGTCATTCGCGGTCCCGTCATACCGGCCACAAGGTTTTGACGTGGGCGGTTTTACCGGGCACGGCGGCAAGTACGAGCCAGCCGGTATCGTTCACCGCGGGGAATTCGTCTTCACCAAAGAATCAACCAGCCGCATCGGCGTGGCAAATCTCTATCGCCTGATGCGCGGGTACGCCACGGGGGGACTGGTCGGCGGCGGGAGCGCAGCCGGTGCTGGCATGGGCGGGATCAGTGTTTATGCCCCAGTCAGCATCAGCCAGCAGGGGAGTGACGGAAGCATAAATCAGGCGAACGCCACGGGGACGGCGAAACAGCTGCAGGCGATTGTTCAGCAGACAATCACCGAGCGACTGAAAAAAGAAATGTCCGCAGGCGGCGTGCTTTATTCGAGGAGGATACAGTGACGGACACGTTTACCTGGCGCACGCGAAAAACAGCGCAGGGCACTGAAACAGCCCGAACGCTGCAGGCACAGTTCGGGGATGGCTACAAACAGATAGCGGGGATGGGGATCAACGACAAACAGGAAACGTGGAACCTGGACTGGACGGGCACCAGACAGGAGGCGGCTGCGCTGCGCGCTTTCCTGATGTCTCACGTTACTAAATCGTTTTGGTGGACCACTCCATGGGGTGAAAAAAAGCTGTTCAGAATGAAGGCCGATTCGTTCAGCGTTTCTTTCCCTACCGGGAAAAAAGCCACAGTGGCCTTCACTTTTGAACAGGCGTTCGCGCCCTGATTTTCTCGACAAACACTGAAAGCTGCCTCCGGGCGGCTTTTTTTATGGGGGGAGTATGAGTTTTACGGCAGACATCCAACAGCTTGAGCCCGGCAGCGTTATTCAGCTTATTGAGATCGACGGCACTGAATTCGGTATGGATCAGGTGCTGCGTTTTCATGCGCACAATATTCAGGAAGAGGGGTGGGCAGCCTTCGCCGCAGAAAATCTGCCCGCCATTATCTGGCAGGGAAACCAGTACGATCCCCATCCCTATGAACTGAAGGGGATGGAGTTATCGAGTACAGGTTCCCAGCCAACGCCCACGCTGTCCGTCGGGAACGTCGGAAACTATGTCACCGCGCTGTGTCTTGAATATGACGATATGGTCAGGGCTAAGGTCAAAATCCATACCACGCTTTCGAAGTATCTCGATGCCGCCAACTGGAAAAACGGTAATCCGGGTGCCAGCCCGGCCGATGAGCGCGTACAGCTCTTTTACGTCAATGCTAAAACCGCAGAGACGCGGGTACAGGTTGATTTCGAGCTGTGTTCTCCTTTCGATATTCAGAGCCTGCAGCTGCCGACACGGCAGATTACTCCTGTCTGCACCTGGTGTATGCGGGGCTGGTACCGAAGCGGGACCGGATGCGATTACAACGGCACGAAATACTTTACCAAAGACGGTACGCCGACCGATGACCCGTCGAAAGATGTTTGTGGCGGCCGCCGGCAGGATTGTCAGGATCGTCACGGCCCGGACGCGCCGCTGCCGTTCGGCGGTTTTCCGGCTGCAAACCTGCAGGGGAAATAAAAATGCGTGAAAAATTGCTGGATGCTATCCGTCAGCACGTCGCTGCTGAATACCCCAAAGAAGCCTGCGGCCTGATTGTTCAGTCAGGCCAGCAACAAATCTATATTCCCTGCCGCAACATTGCCGATAAACCCGAGGAGACATTCACGCTCTCCCCGGAAGACCAGCTCGCTGCCCGCGCGCGCGGTGAGATCATCATGCTCATTCATTCCCATCCGGATGTGGTACGGCTGGTGCCCTCAGAGCTGGACCGGATCCAGTGCGACTGGTCGGGTATTGAGTGGGGGATCATGTCCTGGCCGGATGGGGACTTTTGCACGATCTCCCCGCGTGAAGACCGGGATTATGCCGGGCGACAGTGGGTGCTGGGTTACGCGGACTGCTGGTCGCTTATCCGTGAATATTATTTGCGCGAATACGGCATTGTTCTCGGGGACTATTCGGTACCTTACGAATGGTGGGATAGCGGCAAGGATCGGCTCTACGACGACAACTGGGAGCGCGAGGGATTCGTTGAGATTGCCGCCGGTGCAATGCAGCCCGGTGACATCATCATGATGAGTGTGCAGGCATCGGTGACTAATCACGCCGCAGTATATGTGGGTGACAACATCATTCTCCATCATCTGTTCGGGCATCTTTCTTCGCGAACGCCTTATGGAAAATATTATCGCGACAGAACGGTCCGGGTGGTCAGGCATAAGGACCGAATGCATGGTTAAGACGCTTATTCTCGAAGGGAAAATGGCTAAAAAATTCGGTAAACGCGTTCAGTTTGATGTTGCCGACCTGCGCGAAATGCTCAGGGCCATGTGTTCACAGGTTCCCGGATTCAAAAAATATATGTCGGAAGCTCATATGAAGGGGATCCGTTTCGCCTTTTTTAACGGTGACAACAATATCGGGCTGGAAGAGTTTGATATGACCCGCGGTGGAAGCGTGTACCGGATCGTGCCCGTTTATGAGGGGGCCAAAAATTCGGGCGTCCTGCAGATAGTTGTCGGTGCCGTTGCGCTGGTCGCTGCATTCTTTACCGCCGGTGCGAGTATGGCAGCCTGGGGGGCTGCGATGAGTGCAACAGCCATCAGCGCCACGTCAATTTTGACCGGGGTCGGGGTGTCAATGATGCTGGGTGGCGTTGTCCAGATGCTCACGCCCCAGCCATCCTTCGGCGCGGGTAAATCCTCCAGCACGGACAACACGCCTAACTACGCCTTCGGGGCGCCGGTCAATACGGTCGCTATGGGGCATCCTGTCCCCCTGGCCTACGGTCTGATCGAGGCAGGGGGAGCGATAGTCAGCGCCGGTATGTACTCGAGCGATCAGCAGTAGGCCAGCGGCCACTAACTTAAAGGTGCTTCGGCATCTTTTTTTATGGGTGAAAAAATGCAGCTTCTTAAACAAGAAACCATCCTGCAGGGTGCCAAAGGGGGAGGTGGCAGTTCCCGTACTCCGGTTGAGCAGCCAGACGATCTGCTGTCGGTCGCAAAGTTAAAAATGCTCATTGCCGTTTCTGAGGGGGAAATACAGGGCGACCTGACCGCTCAGAACATTTTTCTCAACGATACGCCGCTGGCAAACGACAGCGGGGAATACAATTTCAGTGGCGTGAAATGGGAGTTCCGCAAGGGCACACAGGACCAGACCTATATTGCCGGGATGCCCCAGGTCGATAACGAGCTGGCGGTGGGCACAACTGTCACCACCACCGCGCCCTGGACACGCCAGTTTACCAACCTTTCCCTGGATGCCATCCGCATCAAGCTCAGCCTTCCGGTCCAGTATCTCTATAAAGATAATGGCGATATGGTGGGCACGGTTACCGAGTATGCGATCGATTTATCAACGGACGGCGGCGCCTGGAAAACGGTTGTAAACGGCAAGTTTGACGGAAAGACCACGACGGAATATCAGCGTGACCACCGTATCGAACTGCCAAAATCCACGTCCGGCTGGTCTGTCAGGGTCAGGCGTATTACGGCTGATGCCAGCGGATCAAATTCGAAACTGGTTAACGCCTTCAAGGTGTTTTCCTATGCGGAAGTCATCGACAGCAAGCTTCGTTATCCTTTAACAGCGCTCCTGTATGTCGAAGTGGACAGCAGCCAGTTCAACGGCAGTGCGCCGAAAGTGACCTGTAAGATAAAAGGCAAGCTGATTAAGGTTCCGGAAAATTACGATCCGATAACCCGAACCTATTCTGGTTCATGGTCCGGGGGGTTCAAAATGGCCTGGTCCAATAACCCTGCCTGGATCTTTTACGATCTGGTTCTGGATGAAATTTACGGCATGGGCACGCGCGTGGATGCGTCCATGGTGGATAAGTGGGCGCTGTATTTAATCGCCCAGTACTGTGACGAAATGGTTTCCGACGGGGCCGGTGGCACCGAACCGCGTTTCACCTGCAACGTTTTCATTCAGAGCCAGGAGGACGCCTGGCAGGTACTTAACGATCTCGCCGCGGTATTTCGTGGAATAACGTTCTGGGGCAACGATCAGATTTATGTCCAGGCAGACGTCCCGCAGGACGATGTTGACTGGGTTTATAACGTCTCAAACGTTATCGATGGACTGTTTACTTATGCGGGCGGCTCATACAAGAATCGCTACAGCTCCTGCCTGGTGTCCTGGTCCGATCCACAGAACCATTACAGTGATACCGTTGAGGGGGTCTACGATTCGGCGCTTGTAGAACGTTACGACGTCCGGCAGACGTCCCTGACCGCAATCGGCTGCACCTCGCAAAGTGAAGCGCACCGACGCGGTCGCTGGGTATTGCTCTCCAATGCCAAAGACGGGACCGTATCGTTTGGCGTGGGGCTTGACGGTTATATCCCTCTGCCCGCTGAAATTATCGGTGTCGCCGATCCTTTCCGTTCTGGTAAGGAGAACGGTGGCCGCATAAGCACGGTCAACGGCCGCCAGATTACCCTTGATCGAGAAATAGACTACGCGGCGAAAGACCGGCTGGTGGTTAACCTTCCCGACGGAAAAGCCCAGACGCGGACAATCAGTGCGGTGAGCGCCGATAAAAAAACGGTGACGGTGGCTACGGCATTCAGTCAGGTTCCTGTGGCGGGCGCTGTCTGGGCGATAGACAGTGATAACCTCGCAATACAGTACTTTAGGGTCACCTCAATCGCGGCTAACGACGATAGCACAGGCGGTTTCACAATTACGGCCATTCAGCATGATCCAAACAAATACCGTTACATCGATGACGGCGTTCGGGTCGAGTCGCCCCCGATCACAGTCACGCCGATAAGCGTCCTGTCTGCTCCGAAGAATATCTTGGTGACTGAGAGCGATCATGTGTCTCAGGGGCTGACTGTAGCAAGCCTGGACGTGTCATGGGATAAGGTGGAGGGCGCAATCCGGTATGTTGCCCAGTGGCGTAAGGACAACGGGGACTGGATAAACGTTCCGGTTACCAGCGCGCAGGGTTTCTCGGTTCAGGGCATTTATTCGGGCAGCTATGACGTGCGCGTCCGGGCACTTAATGCGCAGGATACGTCGTCACCATGGGGATACGGTGAAACAACTTATCTCTCCGGTAAAACGGGAAAACCGGGTACTCCGCTCAACCTCCTGGCGACCGAAGATGTGGTCTGGCATATCGACCTGACCTGGAAATTTCCGGATGGCTCAGGCGACACGGCCTATACAGAGATTCAGCGCGCCACAACTGCCGACTACGCCAATCCTGAACTGCTGGTCCTGGTGCCGTACCCGGCTGCAGATTATCAGCATGGCCCCATGCCTGCCGGCGTTCGCCAGTGGTACCGCGCGCGCCTGATTGACCGTATCGGTAACGCCGGGGACTGGACCGACTGGGTCATGGGCACGTCCTCGATAGATGTCAGTGAAATAATCAACGACATTCTGGAGGACATGAAAGGCTCCGATACGTTCAAAGACCTGATCGAGAACGCGGTGGACAGCAATGAAAAAATTGCTGGCATGGCTGACGACATCAAACAGGCCAACGACGAACTGGCGCAACAGGCGCAGGAAATCGCCAAAAACGCCCAAGATATCGGGAAAGTTCAGACTAGCGTTACAAACCTGTCGAGCACGGTAGGAGATGTGTCTTCTTCTCTGAGCAAGCTTGAGCAGACAGTGGCGACGGCTGATACCGCGCTGGGCCAGCGCATCGATAACATCAGCGTGTCTGTGGACGGCATGGCGGGGGGAGTGAAGAACTCCGCTATCGCGATTATTCAGGGCAACCTGGCGCAGGTGGCCGCGCGCAAAACGCTGTCGGCATCGGTCGCCGGTAACAGCGCGCAGCTGGATCGCATTGATGAGGTGATCGTCAACGAGAAGGAGGCAACGGCGCGTTCGCTGCTGAGTTTGCAGACTGACGTGAACGGAAACAAGGCATCCATCAACAGCCTGAACCAGACGTTCTCCGATTACCAGCAGGCCACGGCCACGCAGATAAACGGCATCACGGCGACCATCAACGGGCACACTTCAGCGATCACCACCAACGCGCAGGCCATTGCGAACGTCAACGGCGACCTGAAGGCGATGTACAGCATCAAGGTCGGGTTATCCAGCAATGGTCAGTACTACGCCGCAGGGATGGGGATCGGTGTAGAGAATACGCCGTCCGGCATGCAGTCGCAGGTTATCTTCCTGGCTGACCGCTTCGCGGTAACGCACCAGGCCGGAGCGACCGTTACGCTTCCGTTCGTTATTCAGAACGGGCAGACCTTTATCCGAAATACTGTGATTGGTGAAGGGACTATCGACAATACCAAAATCGGCAGCTACATCCAGTCCACAACCTGGGACGGCACGGGAAACGTTGGCTGGCACATCAACAAGTCAGGCTACGCGACGTTCAACAACGTGACCGTTCGCGGCTCGATTTACGCCACAAACGGTAATTTTTCTTTCAATGGCTCCGGCAACACAACAGTGATCAATGGCAACGGTTTAACCGTCAACATTCCTGGTGGTGGCCGGATTGTACTGGGGACATGGACATAAGATGCCGACAGGATTATTGATAGAACTTAATGACGGCGGAAAGCGTATGGAGATAACGGCGGGCCTGAGATGCCCGTCTTTTGGTGGCAGCTTTGACACTGGCTACCAGAAAGCGAAGTATGTGGACATTGCTGGTTATGTTTCAGGAGCGCAGGTGCTGTTTATACCGCATGCGACTGCCTATGTTGATTCAGGGCTGTGGCATAAAATGAATTCCGTCACTATCTCTGGTGGGAGGGTTACGCAAAATTCGAGGATGCAAGCGCTGGGTATAAGTGAGAGGGATAGTACCTATACCTTTCCCGGTAGTGTCTGGCAGATATTCCCGACAGGTCAGCGAAGTGGGGTTGGCCTGCTTATTGGTGACAGCACCGACTTCCTGGCGATCACCAACGCCACACAGTCAGGCCAGTGTATCTGGAAGGGTACCGTTAATGTTCCGACCGGGGGTTGGGCGGTTCCCACGATAGCAGGATATGACAAATCAAAGTATATCGTTTTCGGGCGCTGTAATAGCGGTAACACGATTGACTTCGACGGTAATACTGTCAGGTTCTTCAGCCCTCCGTCCACGAACGATGACGCTCCCGCAACCGGCACGATAGACATCGTTATTTTCGCCAGTGGCGTAGCGCCGCAACCTGGTACCGGCCTCAATATTTTTAATGCTGCAGGAGCCTGCACGTTTTCAACAACAAGACGGCCTTTCGTATATCTCAATCAACTCTGGACCCCTTCAACAAGCGCCGTGAATATCGGTAGCGGGTATGTTCCGCTCGGTAGGTTTGGTCTGATGGTACATATGGTCAATGGCATGTATGTGTATCGAATGTTCGGAATAAAAATACAGAACGGCAGCGCTTCAGTTCAGGGCGGAAAATATCTTGGTCGTGAGCAATATGCCATTTTCGGTAATAACACGGTGACGTCGCTCAGCCTTCCTGTTCTGCCCGATATGTACATCTGAATACACTGCCTAATTAAATCAACCTCGCTCCGGCGGGGTTTTTTATTGCCTGGAGAAAATATGCTTTATAACACCGGCACTATCGCCATTAACGGAAATACCGCAACCGGCACCGGCACAAACTGGACGGCACCCGCCAGTCAGGTTCGCGCTGGCCAGACGATTATCGTGATGTCTAACCCGGTGCAGCTGCTCCAGATTTCATCCGTGAACAGCGCCACGTCAATGACGGTTACACCTGCCGCTTCCCCGGCGCTGAGCGGCCAGAAGTATGGAATCCTTGTGTCAGACAATATCTCAGTCGACGGCCTGGCACAGGCCATGTCGCAGCTCATCAAAGAGTACGACGAGAACATTGGCGCGTGGGAGACGTTCGCCACCACCTCAGCAAATCAGAGCATCACAGTTACCATCAACGGCACCCCTGTAACGATCCCCAGCATCGGTAAACTGGCGCAGAAAGGGAGCAACGGTGCGCTTGCTGTTGTAGACGGCGGAACCGGGGCAACGACTGCAGCAGACGCTCGCACAAACCTCGGTTTGGGAGACAATGCTACAGCCAACTTCGGAAGCCTCGAAATTGGTGCCAAAAAAACCTCTTCTGCAAGCTTTGTGGATTTCCATTTTCTTGGTACTAATGACTATGACGCGCGCATCCTGTGTGGTGGTAATTCAAATGGTGGGATGGGAAAGGGTGACTTCACTTTCTATGCTGGAAAATACACTTTCATCGGTGACAGTTTTGAGTTCCGAAATCCTATCACCTGCCAGAACAGCATAACTGCCTCAGGCACCATTAACGCAGGTGGCTCATTAAGAGCCGTAACATCATCAAACGTATGGGCTTCCAGCGATACACAGAACGCCCACGTGTGGTTTTACGGTGCGGGAGGGAATGAATCACGAGGTGTAATCTATGCGCCCAAGGAAGGCACTATCCGGCTCAGGCCTGATAATAATGATAATGGTGGAGCAAATGGATATAGCTTCTCTTTCGGAGCTGATGGCAGGTTTACCTGCGTCACGATGAACCAGACTTCTGATGAGCGGGTTAAATTCGACAAAGAGCCCCTCAGCGCGGCACTGGAGAAGATTTGTTCCCTGACGGGTTATACGTTCGGCATCCAACTGACTGAATCGGAATCGGTGCACAGCGCAGGCATCATCGCTCAGGATTTGGAAAAAGTGTTGCCCGTTGCTGTAAGTTCTGGCGGGACCGGCACTACACCGACCGGAGAAGAGATTAACGATCTAAAAACAGTAGACTACAGCGCGATGAGCGCGCTGTATGTTGAGGCAATCAAAGAGCTGGCCGAACGGTTAAAGACCATCGAAAAAGAACTGGCCGAACTACGCGGCCCGGTAGTTGCCTAACCTTCGTTATCACCTTGCAGTCGCTGTTGTTCACGATTGAAAACTGAATCAGTGGGCATATTCAGGCGAACATCGATCCAGCTGTTCACCGGCACGTCCATCGGTTCCCCTTTCGTTTTGACGATCTCTCCGTCATCGCTCAGTATGTATTTTCGCTTAAACAGGCGAATAGTCAGTCCGCCGCTTTCATTTTGCTCGGCCTCAACCACACCCAGCTCACCCATGCCGCCGGGGTCCATTGGCGGCAGCAGTTGCCATCCCTCTGACGCCAGGCCTGCCGAACCAGCGAGCACGTAAACACCTACGTCGAGGCGAGAAAGAGTGATTCCATCCGCCTCAGAGTTCGCTGTTCCACAGCCGCACCATGAGAACCCATCCTCCGCTATATCGACGCGCTGGCAGGCTTCCTGGCTCGCTACGATACGGGCAACCGGGGACGCAGCCTTTAGGGTGCCATCGCTGGCCTTTGTGGTATTGCCCGTGGTGTAAGCCTCCTGATATGTCCAAGACGAGCCACCGTAATACGAAAACCACGTTCTCCTCAGAATGTAAGCCTGATGAATGCGTGTCGGACGGCTTCCCCGGTTGACGATTATTGACGTAATACCCGTATTTGCAGTTAACCCAAGCTGGGTAAGACCATCATTGGAGTGAGAGGTGAAACAGGTAGGTGTGAATGCATCCATAGCGTCCAGTAGTGGTCCGTCGCCGTGGATAGACCCAATACCGAATGCGCCTACCTGCATCACGTTATTTGCGGCGGTTCCGACATCCCTGGTAGCGCTACTTCCTAAACCGACGTTTTATAGATTGTCCTGCGGCAGCCATGCCGATAACGTCACCTGATTTTCTTGCAGAAAATATTGGGTGAAAAATATGCAAATTGGTTATGTAAGGGTGTCAACAAATGACCAAAATACTGATCTTCAGCGACAAGCGCTCGAACGCGCAGGATGTGAGCAAATTTTCGAAGAAAAAATGAGCGGAACAGTGGCAAACCGGCCAGCACTCAAAAAACTTCTCAGGGCATTGAATGAGGGGGATACGCTGGTTGTTTGGAAGCTTGATCGCCTCGGGCGAAGCATGCGAAATCTGGTGTTGCTGGTTGACGAACTCCGCCAGCGCGGTATCCACTTTAAGAGCCTCACTGACAGTATCGATACCTCCAGCCCGATGGGGCGCTTCATTTTTCATATCATGTCAGCCCTGGCGGAAATGGAGAGGGAGTTGATTGTGGAACGCACCCGGGCAGGCCTGGCTGCAGCTCGTGAGAAAGGGCGAATCGGCGGCAGGCGTCCGAAGCTTACCCCGGAGCAATGGGACCAGGCGGGCCGATTGATTGCGAACGGTCTGGACAGGAAGCAGGTAGCGATAATTTATGACGTTGCCGTATGCACGCTTTATAAAAAATTTCCCGCTTCAAAGTCGGCTTAATTTTGCTCACATAGAATTGCGGCCCTAAAATTTACAAAACTGATAATTCGAAGCGACGTAGAAACTTAGAAACGAAACGGCGAAGCTTTAATCAGCTATGACAGAGCCTCTGCCTTGCGTGCATACCCAAATGAAACTACTGTATATAAAAACAGTATTTGAGGTGTGCATTATGGAGTTTATCAGGCCTACAGAACTGCGAGAAATTATTGCTCTCCCGCTTTTCAGTGACTTAGTACAGTGTGGTTTCCCAAGCCCAGCGGCTGATTACGTTGAACAGCGTATCGATCTCAATGAGTTACTGGTTTCCCACCCCAGCTCAACATATTTCGTTAAGGCGGCCGGCGACTCTATGATCGAAGCCGGGATCAGTGGCGGTGATCTGCTGGTGGTGGACAGTTCGCGCACTGCTGAGCACGGTGACATTGTCATCGCTGCAGTAGAAGGGGAATTTACTGTAAAACGCCTCCAGCTGCGCCCGACAGTGCAACTCAATCCTATGAACAGCGCCTATAGTCCGATTGTTGTTGGTAGCGAAGACACGCTGGACGTTTTCGGCGTCGTGACTTTCATCGTTAAATCTGCGAGCTGAATATGTTTGCTCTCTGTGATGTGAATTCGTTCTACGCATCATGCGAGACTGTATTCAGGCCGGACCTGAGAGGGCGGCCGGTTGTCGTTCTCTCAAATAATGATGGCTGTGTGATCGCACGCAGTGCAGAAGCAAAAGCGGTCGGAATCACCATGGGGGAGCCATTCTTCAAGCAAAAGGAGCTTTTCCGGCGCGCTGGCGTTGTTTGCTTCAGCAGCAACTATGAGTTCTATGCTGATATGTCTAACCGGGTAATGACAACGCTTGAGGAAATGAGCCCGCGCGTTGAAATTTACAGTATCGATGAGGCTTTTTGCGACCTGACTGGTGTTCGCAACTGCTGGGACCTGACGGAGTTCGGCAAAGAAATCCGTTCCACGGTTCTGAAGCGCACGCATCTAACCGTCGGGGTTGGCATCGCGCAGACAAAAACACTCGCTAAGCTGGCAAACCACGCCGCCAAGAAATGGCAGAGACAGACGGGCGGAGTTGTTGATTTGTCCAATATCGATCGCCAGCGCCGACTCCTTGCCCTGGTACCCGTTGAGGACGTATGGGGCGTCGGCAGGCGCATCAGCAAGAAGCTTAACGCTATGGGCATTAAAACGGCTTTGGACCTCTCAGAACAAAGCACCTGGATTATCCGTAAACACTTTAACGTGGTACTCGAGCGAACGGTCCGGGAGCTGCGCGGCGAACCTTGTCTTGACCTGGAGGAGTTTGCGCCAGCAAAGCAGGAAATCGTCTGCAGTCGGTCATTTGGCGAACGCGTTACTGAGTATGAGCAGATGCGCCAGGCTATCTGCAGCTATGCCGCCCGTGGTGCTGAAAAACTTCGGGGTGAGCATCAGTACTGCCGCTTTATCTCTTCGTTCGTGAAAACCTCTCCCTTTGCGCTTAACGAGCCGTATTACGGTAACAGTGCGTCCATGAAGCTTCTCACGCCAACCCAGGATTCACGCGATATCATCAATGCCGCTGTAAAATGTCTTGATCGAATCTGGAAGGATGGCCACCGCTATCAAAAGGCTGGAATCATGCTGGGAGATTTTTTTAGCCAAGGGGTGGCGCAGCTGAACCTTTTCGATGAGAACGCTCCACGCGCAGGAAGCGATAAGTTGATGGAGGTGCTCGATCACTTGAACGCGAAAGATGGGAAAGGAACGCTCTACTTTGCCGGGCAGGGCATACAGCAGAACTGGCAAATGAAGCGTGAGATGCTTTCACCTAGGTATACAACCAGATTTACTGATTTATTAACAGTGAAATAAAGTTAATCTCAGTCTAATAATTTAAACTGAGATTGCCAGACCATTTTATAAGCAAGATACAGCATGAAGTATCGTCTTGTTAAGGCGATAAAGCGCACCAAATTTGAAGCTTTCTTTCCTTCCAAGGAAAAATATTTCAATTTTTTGACTTAGGTAAATAAGTGGTAACTTTTCATTTGAAGCAAAGCTAGATATGTTACTAACACGGTAATTACTGGCCAAAAAATCGTTGAATAGTTGGATGTCTTTGGTGTCCCATTTTTGTAGTAAACATTTTGTTATGAACGGTGCACTAAGAAGTTCAAGTGCTTTATATGTTCCAAAGTCGTCTAAACTGTTTAGTTTTTCAACGTTAAATGATTTCCAGCCTGAGGTTTCTAGTTCTGTCTTTATATTAATGAGTTGGTGTTCTTTAATGATATTATCATAGCGATCAAATAATTTTTCATTTAATGAGTTGATGTCATCATAGTGACTGGCAAAGTCTCTTGATTGTTCTTGCTCCTTGTTATTTTTAAAATATTCTATAATCTCATCATCGCTGAACTTATCTAGACTTAGCAGTATTGATTTTAAATCAACCTCTGTAGATTTTTTTAAATATTTATTAGAGGTTAAATAAACATAATTTTTTATTGTTCTAAGCCAAGTATTCAAGTCACATGGCAATCTCTTGGTTATTACATCAACAATGGTTTTGAAAAAAACATCCTCATCTACTTCGTTTAATTCGGGGCTTGCTGAAGAAACAACATTAATCATGTCAAAAGGATCATTTCTTGAAAAAACCACTTCCAAAATATCATTGAACGAGGCATATCCACTGAAGTAACTTTTAAGATCGAATGTAATTTGATAGTTGTTCAAAATCGATAATAACCGCATTTCTAAGGGGTCAGCATCTTCATCAGGAAATGGGAGATAGAATTTTTGTCCTTCATTAAGTTCATCCATAGTCTTATTATATGAATATAATAATGTAAAATAAGCAAAGGCAGAGCTAAGAATGAATTTTGACGATACATTCCATGCCATTTCTGGATGTTGGGCTGCATATATATATAAAGGTGTTGAAATTATTAGAGTGCGCATTAAAAGTCTTATATTTACTATGCCATAACTAATTGCCATCTCTCTGAATATATTTGCGTCTTCTGCAGGAAGAAGTGATAATTTTTCTTCGAACAACCTCATGTTTAATATTTCTTCTGGGGTTGAGTTGAAATGGAGGGAGTCAGAAATGATTTTTTCTTTATGATGTAATTCCAATTCTGATTCTGAAGATGTGTTTGAGATGATAATAAAATCTAAATTATTGGTTACTGATTCACAATATAATGAATGGCAATATGTTAAAATTTCGTTGGCGAGGGAATTATCAGTGATTCTTTCAATGTCATCAAGAATAAATACCCCGCTAAGTTTTGAAAGTATATTTTCCCGAACACTAGCGCCAATTGAGTTTAGTAATCCATTGATAACACTCGAGCTCTCTGGTGAGCCACTGCTAATTCCCCCGACTGCCGTAATAGTTTCAAGGCCTGATTGAAGAGATTTAATGCCTTTAAGGTAATAGCAGTCAATTATTTTTGCTTTAAAATCAAGGATGGTTTTAACCCCTAGCAATGAAATATAATAAAAAGCATTATGGGTATAGTATCTGGAGAATTCATTCTTAATAAAAAATGTCTTTCCAGTTCCCCATTTACCATCAATAATAATTAATCCGTCCCTCTTGTTTTCGAGGAGGTGTGTAAGTTTTATAATAAAATTTCCGTTAGGGGATTCCATGTTGTCGGCAACCTGTTTTATTGAATGTTTATAAAATGAGATAATTTAAGATTTTATGGGAAATATAAAAAATTATCAAATTGGAAGGATAAGTTTTAAACCTTGCTGGTTTACATTTCCTACGGATCTGGACACTGTGTGCCAGATAAAATTTTCTGCCGGAACAGCGCCTTCAGTAGCAATCTTCTCCGCCTCTAGTGCTCCAATGTTCTGACGCATCCATTCCCTTGCCGCTTCAGGTGACAGAACAAGCGGTCGGCGGTCGTGAATATCGACCATGCCTTTATCAGCTGCAGACGTTACAATCAGAAAGCCTTCCGCTTCATCATTCCGTTCAAACGGTGTGCTGCCGATCGCCGCCATGAAAATGGGCTGGTTGTCGGCGCGGTGGATGAAGTAGGGCTGTTTTTTGTCACCATCTTTTTTCCACTCAAACCAACCATCAGCAAAGCAGATCGCCCGGCCCTGCTGCCAGAGAGGCTTAAACATTCGGCTGGTGGCCGCGGTTTCAACGCGCGCGTTAATCAGTGGCGGCTTATCCCACCACCCGGGCGCATAACCCAGAGCACCGGATCGAGATGCAGCTGCTCGTCGCGTTCGCTCAACAGCAGCACTTTCGTACCGGGCGCGACGTTGTACCGACCAATAGGCTCCGGGTCATACGCGATTTCGCGATCGGCCTCATCGGCTAGGTAAGTAAGATATTCTTCACGGGTTTGTGCTTGTGCAAAACGTCCACACATAGAAACCTCCAGTCATTCAGACTGAAAGTATAGGGCAGGAAGAAAAAGTAGCGCGCGCTGGTTAAGTCTTACAAACGGATTCGAGGCGATTATGCGGATGAGTAAGAGAAGCGTAAAGCGATACGCTGTGAAACTGGAAGGAGCTACGCAAAAGTGTCAATTTTGGGGGCAAATTTGGGGGCAAAATTGAGCCGGGGGCATGATTTGGGGCGTTAAAATGACCTATATTGTCCGATAAAGTCCACCCAGGGTCTTTTGCAAGTCGCTGATTTATAATTAACTTTCTGATTTCACAGTGATTATGATTTCTACCAAACAGTCTAACGCTGATTATCCAGGTTGACACCAGCGTTATGAAATTAAATGATTTTTTTCATGCTTCTGAAGACAGGTGGCATTACGCCAGGCATCTGATTATTAAGTATGTTGACCTGATCCTGTTTCATATCGCCCACCCACCTCACATAAGCCTCATACGCCCCCAGAAGGCGCGGGTAATATAAACTGACTTGTTTTCGCACGCTTCCGCAATCCGGATAAAACATCCATCCGTTTATGAACGGTTGAAGGCGAGTCGCTTTTTTGACAGAACGGGCACGCCAGTTTTGTAAAGATTGCCCTTTTTTTTGTAAGGATGTTCTCACTATGTCTGTCTTTGTCTACGCTTATTTTATGGTGCGAAATTAGATTTGCATAAGATGTGCCAGAAAATCAGCATTTTTACACAACAAAACAGCAATATAGCGAGTAAAGAGGATTCTATGGAATGGAAGGTTGTTGAGACTATTGCGAGCCCGGAAAGTGGAACCATCTTTTGCAAAGTTGAAACACAATATGGCCTGAATTATATCCTTTGGCTAAAAGGGGATTATTACGTTCGTGCCGGTGAAATCATCACCACCTCAAACCAGGGTATCCTGATTAACGATCGGCGGCGTAGGGTATGGATAGCGCAGGCAATGCCCTATACATCAATAGGCTGGATGGGGTTCAAACAGAAAAACGCGTGTCCAGGTAACCGGCAGGAGATGGATCGGCCATGCACGGTTGAGACCCCGTGCCAGTTCAGGCTGTGCCCGTTCGGCTTAAAACGATATATTCCGGAAAGTTATTCCACGGCGAAAAATAACAACCAGCCTGACAACAGGTTGTAATCCCGGCAGAGCCTGTAACGGGGTGTGAACGTCGACACGATGATGAAAAGCAGCCCCCTTTCCGGGTGGAAAGGGGGAGGGTGATTACTTCAGCTCGTCAACCATAGTAATGGCGCGGCCAATATAGTTTGCCGGGGTCATCTCTTTCAGGCGCGCTTTTTCTTCTTCGGGCAGCGCCAGACCATCGATAAACTGTTTCATACCCTCAGCATCAACGCGTTTACCGCGGGTCAGCTCTTTGAGTTTCTCGTACGGTTTTTCGATGCCATAACGACGCATCACGGTCTGAATCGGCTCCGCCAGCACTTCCCAGTTGTGATCCAGCTCGTCCAGCAGACGGTCGCGGTTCACCTCCAGCTTGCTCACACCCTTCAGGGTGGACTGGTAGGCGATCAGCGCGTAGCCAATACCCACGCCCAGGTTACGCAGCACCGTGGAGTCAGTCAGGTCGCGCTGCCAGCGGGAGACCGGCAGCTTACTCGCCATATGCTGCAACACGGCATTCGCCAGGCCCAGGTTACCTTCGGAGTTTTCGAAGTCGATTGGGTTCACTTTGTGCGGCATGGTGGACGAACCGATTTCCCCGGCGATGGTCTTCTGCTTGAAGTGGTTCAGGGCGATGTAGCCCCAGACGTCACGATCGAAGTCGATCAGGATGGTGTTGAAACGCGCAATGCAGTCAAACAGCTCGGCGATGTAGTCGTGCGGCTCAATCTGGGTGGTGTACGGGTTCCACTGGATCCCCAGAGACGTCACGAACTCTTCACTGAACTGGTGCCAGTCCACTTCCGGATACGCCGCAATGTGGGCGTTGTAGTTACCCACCGCGCCGTTGATTTTGCCGAGGATCTCAACCTGCTCCAGCTGACGATACTGGCGTTCCATGCGGTACGCCACGTTCGC